GGGTGTTATAGAGGGAGGGGAGGGTGTTATAGAGGGAGGGGAGGGAGGAATAGGTACTGGTTTTAAATCAGTTGTAGAACAACATGAAAATACGGTATTTGAATTAAAATCCGAATAAGGCATAATATCATAACCCATCATATCAGTAGTACTATTTAATGGATTCCAATCTTGACCCCATGAATTACGAACTATAAATCCATTAGAATTATATCCAACAAAACACATACAATGACCTCCTAATTGAGTTGGATTAGCAGCATCTTTTATCCACATTCTCGGACGACCATTTAATCTACCATTTATATCACCATATACAAATACACCAAATGGACAAGGACCATTTATAAATAATGCAGTTTTTAATTCATTTACTGTTTTAACTAAAACACTATTTGCAATACGAAATTGATTTGCTTCTTTAATTGCATTTTGAGGAATAATAGAAGGACCTAATGCATTTGCAGATATGTCATCATTACCTAATACTGAATATGGTAATGTTGTACTTTTACAAACACCTTTTGATGCTAATATATCGCATGCGTTAGATATATACATACCCGCCTGTCCTTGATTAGAACGATTCAAATAAATAAATGCTGTTGAAAAATAATCATCATGTTCCCCAGAGTTTTTTTCTTGCCATTCTTTCATACATGCTGTACCATGTGCTACACAAGATCCAATTTCTCCTTGTGAAATTACTGGACCTAAATTATTTCGTAAATCAACTGATTCAGGTAATTTAGGTACTGATGTTAATCCTTTTAAATATGTATTATATTTTAATGTATTCGCTTTTTCTTCTTCAATAATTGCATCTAATTTAAACTTTTTATTTGGTAAAATAACAACTGGAAGATTAAATAAAAAATTTTTTGGATATAAATTATTAACTACAGCGGGTAAATTATTACTATTTATAGGTGGAATAATCGGAGCATTTGGAAGTAATTGAGCGATATATTCCATTTAATAATATAATAATAGAATATATATTATATTATTAATAATATCTTTTTGCAATTGTATATGAATTTACTGAATATAAGAAAATAAAACATTTAATACTAAATTCATATCTAATTATACTTTGTGTAATTTATGGTATTATGATTTTATCTATTATAATATTAATTTTTCAAAAGAAAAATATAGTATGTCCAACTTGCTAATTATAAAATATAAAAATATTCTATAATTATATGAGTAAATTTTTTCAAGCGATAGGTCAAGATCCAATAGTGGATTTACCATTATCTGCATATCCTCCAACAAATACTTATTTTCAATCCGCACCCAATGGTGGTACAACAACTATAACATCCAGTACTAAGTTTGATTCTATTAAAGGTTGTGAATTTAATAGTAATACTTCTGTTTCTTTTAATGGATTTGATACATCAACTACAATTTGTTTTAATTTATATACTATATCAACTGGAACATCATCTAATAATATTAATACTACATTATTATCTGTCGGTGATGTTAGTGTAATTGCAGATACTTCAAATTCATTATTATTACGAGTAATGAATCAAAGAAATGCATATTTATCATCAAAATCATTAACAATTAATGATGGATGGCATTATATTACATTAGTAATCAATGTTGTTAATGGTATTAGTACAGTTACTTTATATATTGATGGATACACTAAATATTCACCATTAACAATGACATCATTTCCAATAACAGAAACTATAGTAAAACCAATAAAATTAGGTAGTTCACAATATAATGCGTATGTTACAGATTTAGGTATTTTTAATAATGCATTAACAGATGATAATATAAAAAAATTATTTTGTTATTTTCGCAAAGATCCAAAACCAAATGTATTACCAACTATTACAACTAGTAGAAGTTATAATACAATAACAATTAATGCAACTACTGATAGTAATGTTCAAGAACTTATAATTAAATGTAACCAAATAGTTAATGGTATTGCGATAGGACAAAAAATAAATACGAATAATACAAATGTAACTGCATCCAATTTAATTGAAGGACTAAATTATATATTTTCAGTAGATGTATTATTCTTTTGTGATCCTGTTCCTAAATCATGTTGTTCTCCTATTCCTTGTGCTGTTAAAGCGACATGTCCAGTATTAGATACATCCAAGAGTACTCGTGATCAATTAAATTTAACTATTAATGGTAATAATTTTTTAGATTTAATTATAACTTGTGATAATATTGTTGGTAATACACCAATAAATACAAAATTAAATAATAATAATTCTAATTATACATCTCCTATATTACCAATTGGTACATATAATTTTAAATTATCTATTAAAGATTCACAAGGAAATATTATTTTTTGTAATATTTTATCTAAAACAGTTGAGGTTCTATCACCTAAAACTAGATTTTTAGAAGATACAATATCATTATTAGCAATTATTTTAGGAACAATGTTTGGATTTATGATTTTATGTATTATTGCTCGTAATTTAGGTATTCCTAAAAGAAATTAATTTTTTTTATTAACCTGTCTTATATGATTAATTGTCTCAGAAAATGTACTTCCAATAGTACCCATAAATTCATTTGCATATGAACATACATACATATCTACAACAGCATATTGTATAGATGTTTGTCTAAGTTTATCATTATTGGATATTGAATTACAAATTAAACGATCACCATATAAATTTTTAAATATATCTTGAGTTACTTTATTATCAGTTGCTAAAAATATTTTATATGTATTATCATATTTATTAATAAAATTTATATATTCATCATCTGATTTATATTTATACCATGGATAACTTGGTGAATTATAGTTTGCTTCTAAATCTGTTCTTCTAATATGACATGCAATAAATTTATTATTTAATTTTAATAAATTTTCATATATTAATTTTTTAATTGATGGTATTGGTTTTAATAATTCATAATAATTATATTTAATATATTCATTATTATAAACAGTATTTGTATTATAATCAAAATTATTATTATCATCATTATTATATATAAATTCTACATTATCGATTGGTTCAAATAAATTTTCAAATTTTTCATCACATTCATCATTAGGTATCCAATAAACTCTTAATTTCTTTTTTTCGTTATTTGCTTTATACAAATAACTTAATACTACTCTTAATTTATTATTTAATCCATTTTTTACATTAACAGTTATATATGGTTCATTCTTATAGTCTTCATTAAAATAATTATTAAAAATAATTAGTATTAAAATTAGTAAAATTATGATATACAAATATTTCATAATTTTATAATATATTTTTATTCAACGAATATACTTTCACAATCTTTTATTAAACATACTGATTGTATCTCTATATTTTCTATTATTTCTGGATACTTTTCTTTAATATCTTCAATATCATCATTGTTTTCATCTGATACAAATACTTTTTTTATTCCTGCTAATTTTGCTCCTTGTAATTTACTTATTAATCCTCCAATTTTTGTAATCTTTCCTGTTAATTCTATTTCTCCTGTTATTCCTATTTCATTATTTATCTTTTTGTTTAATATAATACTTATAAATGCTAGTGTAAATGCCGCTCCAGCACTAGGACCATCTTTTGGTGTAGCACCACATGGTGCATGAATGTGAAATCCAGAGGTAAATTTTGTTAATAGTTCTTCTATATTATGACCTTTTTTCATAATATAATCTAATGCTGTTGTATAAGCACATTGAATACTTTCTTTCATAACCTCGCCTAATGATCCTGTTAGTTTTAATTGAAATGTTTTTTCTCCATATAATTGCATAATTTGAATAGGTACTATCCCACCTCTTCCAGATGTTGTTGCATATAATCCATTTATCATGCCAACTATTGGACTATTATGAATCTTTTCAGATTTCATTGATTTTTCATCAATATATTTTTTAAATAATTCTTCATCTATAATTACAATATCTGATATTGATTTTGATTTATTAATTAAAACATCTTTATTTATTTTCATTAATACTAATTCTAATTTATGACGAATATCTCGAACTCCCGCTTCATTTGTATATTCTAATATACCTTTTTTTATTGTATCATCTGATATCACTATTTTTTTATTTAATCCAATTTCTGTTACAATTTCAGGTAGTATAAAATCTTTAATTATATTTACTTTATCATTTAATGTATATGGTGATACATTTATTTCAACAAATCTATCTAATAAAATTGGATCAATTAAACTAGAATCATTATATGATGATATAAAAATACAATTTTGTAATGGAAAATCAACACCTTGAAAAAATCTATCTTGAAAAGTTTGATTCATATTTGGATCTGTTAAATGAATTAATATACTTGAAATTTCATTAATACCGTGTTTTGAACTACATTTATCTAATTCATCAAAATATATTATACATCTACTCTTACTTACTTCTGATAGTTTTTTAATTATCATTCCTGGTTGTGCACCACTATAAGTATATCCATGACCATGTAATAATTCTCCGTCATTTTGCCCTCCTAATGTTATTTGAATAAATGGAAGGTCTAATATATCCCCTACGCTTTTTGCAAGCAAAGTTTTTCCCACGCCAGGTGGTCCGGATAATCCAATTGTATATCCTTTTCCTGATGGATTTGAAATCCATCTTGCAATTTGTAAAATAAATTGTTCTTTTGCTTTTTTATGACCATAAACTTTTTTATTAAAATTATTTTCAATATCATCAAAGATGATACTTGGATCTTTTTCTGTTAATTTTTGTTTAAAATAATTTGTTTCTTCTTGAGATATCCAAGGAAATTTTAATAATGTTTTTACAAATAATAATTGTTTATAATAATCATTATTATTACTTTTCATTTCAGAAACCTTTTCTAGTGCAAGTTGTTTTACTTTATCCGGCATATATGAATGCATTAATATCTGTTTTTTATAATCAGTATCATCATTTAATATATCCTTAATCATAACCATAAATTTTTTAATTTTACATTGTGATATATAACTTAAAAAATTTAATATTACATCAGATAAAAATCCATCATTGTACTTTTTTTCTTTTGCAAGAGAACATAAAAATCCAGCTAATTGATAATTTTCTTCATCACCCGCTAATAATATTTTTATTATTATAAAAAAATCAGCAATATTTCCTTTATTTAGTGTCTCCTTAATTATTGTATGAGGATTCTTATTTTTAATTATATTGTATTTTAATATATTATTATCTATAATTTCTTTTATTTTAACATCAGAATATACAATAATTTCACCAATTGTCATACCACGTAATAAATTTCTAGATAATTCACCGTCTATTAATGTTTCTAAATATTTTCTTTTTAAAAATAATTGATTAAAAACAATAACACTACTTCTCATAAATAATGAAATATCATCTGGTATAAAAATTCCTTTTAGTATTATATAATTAAATTCATTTTTAATATACAAATCAAAATTTGGTACAAATATATTTATATTTCCAGATATAGTACTTTCATTTATAAATATTTCATTTGTAAATAAATCATAATTAGTATTAAATAAATTATTATTTATTTCATCTTTTTCAATATATTTAATTGGTATGAATAAATAATTATAATTATCAATTAATAATTTTGTTTTTGTACTCAATTCATAATGATCTGTCATTATAATTTCAATTGCAGTTTTTATACTTGGAAATCCAATATTACCTGCAAGTTTTTTTATATTTGTTTTAATTTCATTTAATGGATGCCAAAATGAATCATAATATAATTCATGAGTATGTTTTATCTCAGGTAACATTCTCATTTTACTTACATATGATATAATACTATGAATCTCTGAATTTAATATCTCATGGGATATATCATTATTAATTTCACAAAAATTTATAATTTTATCATTATAATAATCATTTAGTAATTTATGAATATCTGTTAATTCATTTAAATATAATGATTTATCATGAAATGCAATTATATTTAAATAATGTAATTTATGAATATGATCTCTAAAACTATGTAATATTTTAATATATTTATCATATTCATTTTTAAGGACATATATTTTTAAATCTCTAATTCTCATAAATGATAGATTGAAAAATATTTAGAAATTAAACCCTAATATTTCATCAATTTCTGTAAAATAATCATTACAATTTATATTATCTAATGTTATAATTGTTTCAATTATATTTATTATTTTTTCTTCTTTTTCTTCTGATAATTTAAATTTATCTAAATTATCAACTAAAGATTCTAATTTTTTCTTCCAGTCTGTTTTGGTATTTTCTAATTCATAATTTGTTAAATAATCAGAAAAATTATTTTTTAATCTTTGAATTATTTCTTTCATTTCTATAATATTTTCTTCCATTTTACGAATATCATTTATTATATTTATATCATTTCCAAATAATCTATTAAAATTTACTGTAAATGTTTCAACAATACTATCATTTTCATTAAAAAAATCTAATCGTTTCATTCTTAATTCTTTATCCATTTTTAAATATATATTTTCTGTTAACTGAAATAATATTTGTTGTTTCATACCACAATACATTACATATAACATTTCAAATTCTTCTTCATATAATTCATATGGGAGAATTGTACCATATTTTTCAATATTATTATTTCTTGTTGTATGAATTTTTAATGAATCTTCATTTTTTCCTTCTTTTGCACTTACTACTAATATACCATCTGGAGTAACTTCTGCTACTACATTAATTTTAGGTGTACATTTTGGTCTTGGTTCTATCATAATTTTAAATGAACCACAGAAATAATTATCTTTTACATAATGATGTTCTCCTTGATATATATTAATTAATATATATTCTTGATTATCTTCTTGTGTTGTAAAAAATGATTCTCTTTTTGTTGGTATTATTGACCCTTTTTCTATTAATTTTGCATATTTACCATCATCTACTTCTAATCCAATTGATAGTGCAAGTCTATCAACTAACACCACATTATTTGTATTACTTATTAAAGAATTTCCAAATATAGTTGCTCCAAAAGAAACTGCAGTATCAGGATCAATTAAAAATTTTAAATCTTTTTGAAAATAGTTTTCTACCGTTTTTCTAATAAATGGATTTTTTGTTGATCCACCTACTAATATAATTTGATCAACACTTTTTTTATTTATGTTACCGTCATTTAATATTTTATCAAATAATTTATTTATATTTTCTGTATATTTTATATCTAATATATCAAAGTATTTTTTTTGTGTCATTTCATTAATATCACCATCAGATAGTAATATTTTTTTATTTTCTGCATCTTTTATATTATATTCTCTTTCTAATACTTGTGTAATATCCTCACCACCAAATTTAACATCACCCATTATACTTAATACTTCATAAAAATTATCTTTGTCTTCTGATGACTTTCTCATTAATGTTAAATCAGTTGTCCCTGCTCCCATATCAAAAACTAAAATTACTTCTTCAGTAGTATAATGAAAATAACCATATGCTATACCTGCAGCGGTTGGTTCTGATAATAATCTTAATAATGGTAAACCTGCACCAAGTATCGCACGTTTTGTAACTTCTTTATCTGATTCAGAAAAATATGCAGGTACTGTTACAATAACATTATATTCTTCATTTTTAGTAAAATCATCAATTATTTCTTTTATTTTTATTAATAATGATGTATATATTGATATTAATTTTGGATTATTAGATAATCGTCTTTTTAAATTATAATGACATTCTGGATATTTTTTTGCTTCTTCTCCAATAATTATATTATTATCTATTAATGATACAACACTTGGAATCGGTTTTCCAATAATATTTAGTTTATTGTTAGATCTTGAATCAAAATATGATAATACAATATTATTTGTTCCTAAATCTATCCCAATTATCATATATTATGAATATATATGATAATTTTTAAATAAACATATTTATTATTATTATTCATTTATGATAAATTATTCATTTATGATAAATTATTCATTTATGATAAATTATTCATTTATGATAAATTATTCATTTATGTATTCCTCTATATATTTAGTAGGATTGACTCGACTAGTATAATACTGTTGTAATACTTCTGGTTGAAAATGGTTAATTATTAAATCTATTAATGATTCTAATATCTTTGATTCATTTTTAAATTCAAGATATAATTTATCAATACCTGCTTTAATATCAAAAGTATCATCAGGTGATGAACTATCTGTTTTCTTATCACTTTCTTGATTCATTAATATTTTAACTTTACGATTTAAAACTACTTTTTCTAATTCATTATAATTATTAATTGATTTTGCTAATTTTTCTATTATATCACTTCTTTTTTGATAACAATTCTTTATTATTTTTTCTTTATTTCTAACAATCCATCTATCATCAATTGGTTCATATAATTTAATTTTAAATTGAATACATAATTTTATTAATCGTTTAAACAATTTATTTAATTTTAAATTTTCTCTTATATACTCTAATTTTGGTTTATGTATAGATTCTTCAAATAAAATTACTAATTCTTTATCTATTTTATCCATATTATATCTTATTACTAATTTTCTAGATTTTATTTTAAGTAATATAATTTATTAATGTGTACTTACATGTGTATTTTCATCTCTTATTACTGGACCATCTAATAATACTGCTTTTTTATTTCCATTTTGTAACCATCTATATGCGAATTCCAATTCAAATCTAATAGCAGGTAAATCTGTTAAAAAATAACCAAAATTATAATCACTAACTCTATTTATAGATGGTAATAATGAAAATAATGGCCAATTATCTATCCATTCTTCGTTCCAAATATTATCATCATATAATTCTATATTAATATTTTTAAATCTTTTATAAATATTTTGTGGTGGAGAAATTCTCGCAAAATTATAATTATTATTAATTTTTAATCTATCATTAGGTAAATCTAACCAATTTACATCTCCTTTCCATCTTGTAAATTGTAATTGAGTTATATTAGTTATATTCATTATACTAATTGCATCATATAAGAATGGTTTTGATGCAAACCATGAATCTTCCCAATTTATCCAAAATGTATAATATTTTATTTTATTTAACATTATGTTTATTGAAAATGGATGACCTTTTTCTTCTTTTGTTTTTTGATATAATTCTATAAATGGATATTTATCTTCTATTATTTTTTTCCAATCATTTTTTGGATTATCTGAATATTCATTTACAACATACCATTTATTTATTATTTTTAAAATATTTGGATGAAACTTTAATATACTATCTATTCCATTACAAAAACTTTTTAATTTATCTTGTTTTTCAAAATCAAAATATGTTGCACATGTATAAATAATTGTATTTTTATTATAATTATAATTTTCATTATAATTATTTTTAATATGTATTATTATTGTTAATAACAGTAATAATAATATTATATATCTGTAGTTATACATAATATTATATTTTATTTATTAAATCTAATACATCATTTAATATTAATTTTTCTTTTTTTAATTTATCATCATTTTTTACTGTAAATTTCTGATAAGAATTTTTCATATCTTGATGAGATTCAATTACATTTGATGTTTTTTCTGAAGATATAATCATTTTTTTCTGAATAGATTTATTCGCTAAATTTTTTAATAATTCTTCTTGATCTATTTTTTCTTTTTCACGTTCTTTTAATGCATTTTCCATTTTAGATTTAATTTTATCATAATCTGGTTCATCTGTTATTATTTTTAAATCTTCTGGTTTATTTACATTCGTTGGAAAATTATTTGTAATTCCTTTGTATACTTGATTTGAAAAATTATAATGTAAACTATCTCTTTCTCTTGTTAATTGATCATACTTTTTATTAACATCTGGATTATATTTATCCTGTTTATTCATATTCATATTTGAGTCTTATCTTTATTTTAGAATAAAAAATCTTAAAATTATTTTATTTCCTAATTAATAAGGATAAATATGCAACAAAATATAAATCCAAATTCTAGTTTTGATTCTGATACACATAATAGATTAAAATTTATGTCTAAAAATAATCCATTATATTTTGATGTTTTACTTAATTATCTTACTGAATTAGAACCTATTTCTTTTATGAATCCTCCAAAATATAATATTACATATGGAGTAAAACCAAAATTATCTGCAATTAATGAATCTAGATTTTCTAATTTTGATATAATTATTAATGCAATTAAAAAATTAAATATGTTATATACTATAGATTTAAAACCACATAAAATATATATATTTGGCAATAATGTATCACCATCTTTTATATATCATGTTGCAAATATAATATCATGGTGGGAAAAAATAAAACCCAAACAATATATTATATATTTATATTTAACTGATTTAAAAAAACAATTACCTCCTTCATCTTCTACTGTTTTATCTGAAATATCAATTAATTCAGGATTTACATTTATACAAAAACCAAATGATATTCATATTTTTAGAAAAGAAGAATGTCTAAAAGTATTATTACATGAATTAATTCATGCATCAAATTATGATTTTAATAACACTAATTTAGATAATTTACCCGTTAAATTAAGAGATGATAATATTACTAATGAAGGTATTACCGAATATTTTGCAATTATTCATTATAATTGGTATATTGCAAATTTTTTAAAAGATTCTGCTTATAAAAATATTTCATTATCTGAACTATTTTTAGATTTATTAAGTAATGAATTATATTGGCAGGAATATCAAATACATAAAATTTTTAAATTTTTTAATATGCAACCCAAAGATCTTTTAAATGAACATAATAATTTTTCACAAAAAACTAGTGTATTATCATATTATATTTTTAAACATTTTCTTTTTACTCAAAATAGTCTACCTATATTATTGTCTCGAAATTATGATGATATTAATACTCTTATTTCTAAATTTTCAGATTACATTAATAACTTTAATACTACATTTCAAGATTTTTCTTCATCTATAAATAAATCATTAAGAATGTCATTATATGAATTAAATTTTAAATAAAATTATTTTCTAATTAGAAATAATTTTATTAAATTAAATTAAATTTTTAAATTCATGCAGATGATCCTGCTACTTTGCCACCTTTCTTGGCAGCGGCACTGGAGGCGGGGGGTGCAGCAGGTGCCGCCGCTTTAGATGCAGCAGGCGCTACAGGTGCAGCACCGCCAGCAAGAAGTTCCTTTGCACGGCGGTAGATGACAGCAAGATTTACATTGATGGTGCTGAAATCAAGAGTCGCTTCTTTGTCAAGAGAAAAGAGTTTGCGAAGTTTGGCATCAGGGATAATTACCTTGCGATCAAATCCAGATTCTTTGGAAGGATCTGCTTTGTAGAGAGTGTTGGATTTGACATATTCATAAATTGCGGCACTGAGTTCAGTGCGGCGCATGAGATTAGATTCAGGAATTGCTACACCAATATCTTTGAGGAATGCTTCCGCTTCTACGGGGAGAGGAACGGGTTTGAGAATTCCACTGTCAACTACTACTTTGCGAGTCTTTTTGCGAGAGCTTTGTTGGCGCATTGCTTGGTTGTGGGCACGGCGAAGTGCTACCATCTTTGCTTTGAATGATACTACAGTTGTGCAAATTTGTTTGTATTCTTCTTGCATTTCTTCCATTAATTCATCAAATGTCACTTTCTTGGTGTCCTCTGCATCTTCATCTTCGACGACTGGTTCAGGTGCAGGTACGACGACAGGTTCAGATTTGGATTCTACTTTTTCGACTTCTTTCTTTGTGCGAGATACTTTGGCGGTTGACATTTTGTATTATATAATATATATTGATTGTTGTCTTTAAGTAACTTATCGACAAGAACTTTTTCAATCAATTTTTATTTATTTTTCAATTATTTTAATATATTAAATACTTTGTCCATTATATGTATATTTAATCTATAATAGATTTTATAATGTTTATCCATAATATTTATTATAAAATAGGCATTACCCAGTATAATATATATTTATTAATAAAAAGACTTAAGATCATGTTAATCATTCTTATATATATGGAAAAGATTATAAATACTGAAACTGATAGTGATACTAAATTAAGGTATGAAGTTAATAATTTATTATCGACACAATTTAATATAGAATCTAAAAGTGATTTATTACTAAAAACATTAAAAATATATTTTACTGAAGAAAGATTTAAATCAGTTCTTCCAATTATTACTGGAAATTCAAAAATTTCATTAAGAGTAATTGATTGGTTTGTAACTAATTATTCTAAAAAAAATCAAATTGTTTATAAAATAACTGAAAATAATGAAGAATCTTATATTAATATACATAATCATTATAGAAGTCAATTAAATGCATATGGAAAAAAATATATTGATCCATTTTGTCGTGGTAAAGAACGTATTTTATTTAAAGTATCTGAATCCCAATGTGTTATGTCTAATTTAAGTCAAATTAATTTTTTTAAATGGGCAGTTCAATATAAAGTTCTTGATTATATTGAAAAAAATTATACTGCAATAGTAAAAGATATGACTGAAACAATTAATAATACCCCATCTCAAAATAAAAGAAGAATTTTTTCTAAAAGTTCTTCTAGATCATTTAAAAAATATGACGATGGAATTACAATTGATATCCCACTTCAAAATATGAATATCAATAAAGAATCTTCAATCTAAAAAAAATAATAATTATTTTTTTTATTTTTTATTTGATTTTTTAGAAGAAGATGTTCTTCTTCTTGATTGTTTTTCTGATTTTTCTTCCAATTTATTAATTTCTGATTTTTCTTCTATTTTACTATTTAATTGTAATATATTTGATTCTATATTTAATTCTATTTCAGATTCTATTTCAGAATCTGATTCTAATTCAGAATCTTCTTCATTATCTGATTCAAATATTAGTTTATCTTCAATAAATGTTAAATTAAATGAATTTTTTTCCTCTATTATTTCTGGTTTAATATATATTCCAAATGTATTTTTATTCACCCATATTGCATATACATGAATAATCATTCTTACTTTCTTATTTTTAGTTAATTCATTTACCGAAATTTCTACATTTTCTTTTCTGATTACTGTACTGTCTGTTATTTTCATCTTTAATAATCCATCTTCACATCGTGATAAATTTTCAGTATTAGTTAATTCTTCTATCGTACTTGTTGCATCTTTATTTAATTCTTTTATTATAGGTATAAATTTTACACTTTTCTGTTGATTAAACCAATTATTTTTATTAAAATTTGCATCTGATAATACTTTATTTTGTAATTTATTTATTAAATTCTTAAATGATTGACATTGAATACCACCTAATGGTAAAAATAATTCATTATGCGTTTTCTTATCTATTACTCCAAATAAATTTAATAATTCTGGTGTTTGAATATATAATGGTTTTCCGATTTCTTTATCATATATTTGTATTATTAATTTATTATTGGTTACATCTAATGTCTCTACATTACCATATATGATATTATCAATATTATATTGATGTGGTAAATAATGTTCTGTACTCATTTAAAATAATTATTATTATTATTTTAAATAAAAAAATTAATTAGTAATTACACAGATGCCTTCTTGCGAACAGTTTTCGTTGTCGTCTTTACGGAAACTGCAGATGACTTCTTGGTAGGTTTAATCTCCTCCTCATCTTCATCCTCATCTTCTTCAGGTGCATCTTCTTGTTCTTCCTCTTGTGCATCTGCAATATCATCGTCATCATCTTCAATGTGTTTAGACATATCAATTGCTTCCAATTTCTTTGCTACATCATTCACATTCTCTTCACTGTCAAATTGAGATTTAGAAAATAAATTCTTCGCATTTATTGAACTGACATCATCACGCATTTCAATAAGCATCTGCTCTACAGTAAAAGATGCACCATACTTACCAGGCGTCTTCTTCTGTTTCCAGATCTTGCTTAGACTTGAGATTAGACGATAACGAAATTCTCCACGACGAAATTTAGATTCAAAATCAGCAACAGTTTTAATTGGCGCCTCCTCATCAATACCATCTTTGCGTACGAAAAATTTAGTTGTAATTTCTTTGTTAGCACGATCTACACGAAAATTAAAACGTACATAATAAATTGATTCACCATCTTTGTTAGTTGATTCTCCAATAATATTCTCTAGTTCAAATTTCTTCTCATCTTTCTTACCTACAATAATTGATTTATCAGAAATTAGTTTCTCTTGAAGTTCTGAAATTTTTGCATGCATTTTCTTATCATTCGCAGAATCTCCCAAATAACAACGCCATTTTGCACGATCACTAGGATCTTTGTACTCAATTTCATTTCCCTCACGATCTTTAGCAGGAGGCAGACCACCCATTACATAATCGAGAAGAGGAGTCTTGAAATAAAGTGTAGATAATGTACCATCAGGTTGTTCATAATTTGCAAATGACATATCCATATATTTAGAATAATCACTGGCTGTGGCCGGTTCAAATTTCAGTTTGCTAAAATTAACATCTTCGATAGGGAGAATAGTGCGAGTAACTTTGGACATTTTGTTTTCTTTGTATTAATTATAAATAAAGATATATCTTTAAAACATTAATTTGTCAATTTTTTAATTTTATCAATTTTTTCAAATAACACTAATTTCATATGAATTCCAGCAGGGGTTATCATAATTAAATCCAATTATTTGATTTTTATTATTCTGTTGATTTTTATTATTTACATCCTTAAGTAAATTTATAGTATTATTATAAGTATAATTACGATATATCCTAATAATGTTTCTTGAAATTTGTTGATAAGACATATACTGACCAAATGTTTCTCCAATATTTTCTTTAATTTTAGTAGAATATACATCATTTTTAAATTTATAGACCCTTGCATATCGTGAAGGATTTGTTTTTCCACTATCAGATTGAACATGAAGTTCTATAATTGTTTCTACAATCATTTTCAAAGGATAACTAATACTTGTATTCAGACCTAATGCATCTAATATATTCAAATATCTATCATTCGTATTTTCATTATTAACACTTAATTCTGTGTTTATTAATATATTATTATTTATATCATCTTGAATAATCATATCATTAATAATATTATTTTGATTAATAATATTATTATTCATATCTTCAATGTTAAGAGGTGTTGTAATCAAATCCATTTTTATACACTATTTTATTTATAATTCTTATTAAATTATAAATAAATATTATCAATTTTTATTCAGTTCTCTTCGAGAACTAAACTATAAAAATATTACTGATTACATGCAATATTTTATTTAACACCCAAAGGGCGTTAAACAATAAAAATATTACTGATTACATGTAAATTTTTATTCAGTTCTCTTCGAGAACTAAACTATAAAAATATTACTGATTCCATGTAAATTTTTATTCAGTTCTCTTCGAGAACTAAACTATAAAAATATTACTGTCCTTCTCTATCAAATCATCAATAACAGCATTTTCTTCCAATTTCATAACCACATCGGTTTCATTCAAACCTTGTTCAATACTTGATACATTCAATTCCGTATTCTCTAAAATATCATTATCCATCATTAATTGACAATATCCTGTTCCTCCATTAATCATTCTGCCAATAATAATTCGTGATGATACACTCTTTAATTTATCCGTTTCATTAAATGCCGCTGCATTCAAAAATTGTTCCATCGTCTTTTCAAATGATGCACGTGATAATGGATCTGTATCTTGTCTGTTAATACCATGACGATCAATTGAAATTAATCCACCTGCATGTGTCATGACATCAATTAGTAATGCAATATGATGATAGTTTACATTTGTAATTAATTCTGAAATTTCATTAATCAATGCATTTCTTACCGCTTCTACACCAAAATTTGCATAGATTGAATACATATCATTTGTAATTGTTCTAACATGATCAATACCTTTAATACCTCTGATTCCAGACATGTTAATACCATCTGTTTGTAATATATATTGATCATGATTTTCTATTTCACCATTTTCTTTAATTTTAAATTGTGATTGAGAAATTACATCAATACTACTTACACCATCTAAACCTTTCAAATTAAAATAGGACAAAATATAATCTTGAATTTCGATCATCTTATTGATATCATAATTATTCATTTCAAATCTAATATGAATTACTGCATTTGGATCATTTTCATTACTAGATACAATTGCACAACATACTATTCTATTAAAGATATCCTTCTCCATTTTACTAATATTTTTAGTATTGTTTAATTTATCTCTCCAAAATTTTACAAAATTCATTTTAATTTCTGTTAATCTTAATTTCTTCGCATACAACATTTCTCTATTTATTGTAAATCTAAACATCCATGGTAATTTCTTTAATTCTAATTTCACATCATAGATTTGTAAAGCTGTTTTTGCATCTATTTTATCCATTGCAATATATCCGTTTTGAATATCAGGGTCATATCCAATATCACTTTTTGTTACAATATCTCTTAATGTTAAATAACCAATATATGATGCAATTTTATATGCACTTTCTTTATCATACTTGTATTCATCTTCAAGATATATTGTTAAAATTGGAGTTTTAATATTTTTAGTACATCTTAGAATTTCGTTCATACGTGTTACACCTTGAGTACCCTTCTTTACAGCACCCGCAGAATGCTTTGTGTTTAGATTTAATTGGGTAGTTCTTTCTCCCATGCTTTGTGCACCTAAAACACCAACCATTTCACCAGGATCTACAATTGCTTTGTTAAATGCAGATATAATTTCTTTCTTAACTTTTTCTAATATTTTTTTAGTAAATTTATAATCCATGATACATCTTCTAGGTGATAAGTATTCATATACAGAAATCATAAACAGATATTTATTTACATCTTCTATTTCTTTTCTTAATTTGTGAGATTCTTTCTTTCTTTCTGCATCTAACATACAAAATAATTTGGTGTTTTCAGATAACATAATTTCTTCTATTGTTTCAATTATATCTGTAATTTCTAAATCTGATTTTGTTTCTTTCATATCCTTATTACTGTTGATAATACGGAATAAATTTACTGGTAACATAAATTTATCTTGGAATGTTACATAATTTGATTTACATTTTACTACAATCTTACGTAATTCATCACGAAATTCAATTAATTTATTGTAATATTCTTCATTTAATTTGTTATTATCACCTTTGGATTTTTTAAACATACTCGTTAATTCAGATTTACTAAATACATGCGTACTTCTTACTTTTTCATTATCTAACATAATTAAATTGATTTTTACTTCTTTTTGTTTTACTTGATCTAGATTACTTCCACCATAAAAATATTGTAGAATTTGGTTATTGGCACTGCGAACTAGACCATCATATGTGATCATTACATCCTCCATACCCTTGATTAGTTTTCTCTGCACGTAGCCAGTGTCGGCCGTATCTACAACGTGTAATCCATTCGCTAATCCAAAATTCAATGTACTTGGAATTGTTAGATCATATACTTTAGGATATAGTGCAACATCAATTTTGTTAATTTCAATAATTTCATCAAGTATTACATCATTTTGTGATGAAAAATTACGATGTATTTTAGTTGCATTTAATAATTTTAATTTATCATGTTTTACATTATCAATCATTGATACACATTCTGCAAATTTAGTTGCCCATAATGATCTAATTCCTAATGTATATGTTGGTAATATATTCTGTGTATTTAAGTTATTTGATTTTAATTGAGTTTTAGATACTTTACCAAATATTCCTAATCTAGTACATAACATACTAATTCCATCAATTAATCTAGATGATGCTGAACCAACATCAATTGAATTGCTGGTAATTGTTCCATCACCAGATATGTATCCATTTAATAATCCTTTAATAAATTCATCAGGTGCAGCGAATGCAAAGTCAGGTACATATTTGTGTTCCGCACCGCGTCCTGCAATTGATTCTAAAAATGTTGCTAATATTGTAGAATATCCTCTAATAGTTGAACTTGTACCACCAATATGATTAATTTTAGATTCAAAACGATAATTTAATCCCCATTCTTCAAACCATGATTTTACAAATTCTTGAATATGAGAATTATTATTAGTTATACCAACATATCCAGATTTAATATCTACATTTCCTTCTGCTAAAAATAATCCAATAAAAATACCATTCTTTTCAGTCAATTTAAAATTATCAGGAATCATTGAATGTTCACGATTTGTAGTAAATGGATATATATATCCTGATTTAATATTTGTCATATTTGATCTTACTGTTGCACGTTGAAATTTTGCTTTATTAGTATAAGGTAATGTAAATGATTTTCCATTATTATTATTCCACCATCCATTTGGAATATGTTCACGATTTTCCATAGTTTTTGTCATTAAATCATACGCATTTAAAAATTCAGTACCATAAATATATTTTGTTTTAGGTAAATATTCATTCATATCAATTTGTAATTTAATTTCAGGTGGTGCAGGTAAGTTCATTGTTACTGGAACATAATGTCCTGGTTTTACATCTGGTGTTGCCATACGTTCAAATTTTTTATTATCATGATTGTAAATTAGCAATGCTTTTGATTCAGTTACAATTACTTTTTTTCCACCTGATGTTTTAATTTCATATAATTCTATTCCAGGTAAATGTCTTGTAATTGCTGTAATTTCACCCCAAGTTACATTGCCATCACCATCAGTTGTAGGAATTGACATTTTATTTTCTGTTTCTAAATATTCCATTTCACGCTCTTCAAAATGTTGTACTTTTTCTTTATTCATATCTAATTGTTTATCAATCCAATCTCCAATCATTACATGTTTTGTTGTACCATTTTCATAAATTATAATTGGAGTATCACCTGTTACTGATTTGATAGCCGTATCAATCAAACCATCACGGCCCGCCATTTGGTGAAAGAAAAATTCAGTAGGACGAAGTCCTTTAATATACGAACTAGAAATAAATCCACGCGCGGTCGGCGTGTCATCAAATTGATGGAAATGAGGTAAAGTTCTGTTATTCACTTTCTTTGCAATACGCTTGTTGTTCATATTCGTTTGTCCTACTAAACTGGATACACTACCTAATTGTTCTAATTTACCTTTAGCACCAGAATCAACCATGACAAAAAAATTATTACTAGAATTAATAGAATCCATAACAATTTTACCCATATTTCCTGCATGTGCTGATAACATAGTACCCACGTTATCTTCAAAAATACTTTCATCTAATAATCCAGGGTGATTTTCTTGTTCTGTAATTAAATGCTTAATCTCTATCATTAATTTATTCGTTTTATCTTTGATATCAGATAAAATCTTATTATCTACAATACAATCTTTCAATCCAACTGAAAATCCTTTCTTGTGTAACCATGATAAAATTACTTTTTGTAAGTTATCAATAAAATCTCTGGTTTTTTCACCACCATATTGATCATAAATTGTACCTAAAAATCCATTGGCATTATTTAAGATACCTTGATTAACTTTACCAGATTTGTATTCACCATTCTCTACATTGATTTTTCCTGTTGTCAAATTAATATTCGGAATTAAATAACTCATTAATTCATACGTACTAGATGGTGATTTTTCTACGTTGGTAATATCAATATTTAATGTGTTCATTAATGTTTTCATTACACGATTCCATGTTAGTTTTTGATCTGATTCTGTAAATAAGTAACTACCAAGAACACCATCTTGACGTAATTCAATAATAGGTTCCGTATTTCTTGGTGAAATAATTAAATTTGTTACATTCGCTAACATTGATAATTCTACTACGGATTGAATAGTTTGAGGAACAAAAATATTCATTTCATCACCATCAAAATCAGCATTATACGGTTTGCACGCAGAGGGATTCATTCTAAATGTAGAAAATTTATTATTCATTGTTACTACTACACGATGTCCCATCATACTTAGTTTGTGCAAACTAGGTTGACGATTAAATAATACATAATCACCATCAATTAAATGTCTTTCTACTACATCTCCATATTGTAATTTAATTGGACGACTTCTGTAACGAACATCATACACAACACCATTCTTTTTAATAATTTTAATAATTCCTGGATATACATCACGACCATTTTTTACTAATTTATTTAAATTCTCATAATTTTCTGGAGTAACTACTTCAGGGAAAGGGATACTCATTGCAATTTTTAACGGAATTCCAACTTCATCAATACCAATAGAAGGATCTGATGTAATTACAGCGCGTCCTGATCCTTCTACACGCTTACCATTTAAATTTTGACGAATACGCCCTGTTTTTCCTGAAATTCTTTCTGCAATTGATTTGGTAGGACGACCACCAGTTTTTTGTTGAGACGTTGGTAAATTTATATCTTCATTATTATAATATGTACCAATATGATACTGTAAATTACGAATGTAATCTTCACTATATTTAACATCTTCTCCTGTATTTGCTGATGATTCTTTATCTAAAATTTTTCTTACTTTAATATTACTTTTTACAATATCCGCTAATTTATGCGTCAATGTATCTTCAAATGCAGTTGTAGATAAAAAATCTCTCTTTGCAGGTGGACGAATTGCAATTGGTGGAATTGGAAAATTAATTATAATCATATCTTCAGGACGCGCTTTTGATGTATCAAATCCCATAATCTGATAATCCAAATCTGAAATATTTTTCATAATATTATAAATAATTTTGGGTTTTAATACTTCAATTACTCTCTTTTTTCCAGTATCACCACCACCTTCTTCTTCTGTTACTCCCGTTAATTCTGTTTCCGCTTGTAATTGAATAATTCCTGATGTTGCTGATAATTTTTTGGTAATGATTGGTACAGGTGATCCACACGCGTAATCCTGTCTTTGACAATATTTAATTCCAGATGTTAATTTTCTAATTTCTGCAAATCGTACTTTTCCATATTTATTACGAATTACCGTATTAATTTCATCAATTGATTTATTAATTAATAATTTTGAACATCTAATGCAAACACATCCCAAAATATTTTTAATTGTTCCTAAAAATCCAAGATGATATACTGGTTCCGCTAATTCTGTATGTCCAAAATGACCAGGACAATTTTTGTATTCCATACCACATGTGGCACATAAAATTGTACTATCTGCTGTTCCTAATCTTGGATCAACTAAACCACCTCTTTTAGGTTCCATTAAATCATAAGTTTCTGCAATATTAATTCCATATGTATCATTAATAGCAGATGCTCGTTTGATTTCACCATTTCCATATAGTGTAAATTCTATACGATCAATGTTTGTGATTTCATCAAATCTTTCTGTCATACTATTCTTTTGTTTTATTTATACTTGTTATACTTTTAAATAAAAAGTAAATATTTTATTTATCAATTTTATATCTTTATTTATTTATATCGTAAAATACAAAATTTAAGAACTATTCTTTTATAAAAATTTTTAAAGTTTATCATCATTTTAGATTTACTTATTCATAATAAAGAATTCTTTTGAGTTCTTTATTTTAGTATTTGATGGTATATTAGAAAATTGATAAAAACAATATAAAAGAATTAAGATACTTATTATAATAAGAAATGACTGCATTAATTAAAAAACCGTTAGAAGTAGTCGATTCTTCTAAATATCAATTTAATACTCCTTGGCATTTATGGTATCATCATGAATTAGATAATTGGAAAACTACGGGATATCGTAATATTTTTACAATAAATACAATTAAAGATTTTTGGGATTTACATAATAATTTTGAATATATAGGAGGTATCAATAATCAAAATTTTTTCTTAATGAGAGATGAAGTAAATCCAATATGGGAAGATCCTAAAAATAGAAATGGGGGTTGTTGGTCAATTAAATTAACAGAGACATCAAGAAATTTTATGATTTGGCAAAAACTTGCAATTCGAATTTTAGGAGAAAATATGTTTAAAGATTCTAAATTAGATGAACAAAAGATTATTACTGGATTATCAATAAATTTAAGAAATTCGAATACAACGATTATTAAAATTTGGAACAGTGATACAAAATACAATTCAATTAAATTATTACAAGATGATATAACGAAGGAATTTGGTTATAATATTATTTATAAGAAAAACAATATTGAATATTAAACAATATTGAATATTAAACAATATTGAATATTAAAAAAATAATAAAATAATTTATTATTTTATTATTTTTATTTTTTTACTGGAAAAATATAATTATATATTCCGCCAAAAAATCCATCATCTTTTGGTTTATTTTTTTCTTCTTCAATTGCTTTCATTTGCTCTTCAACTGCTTTTTTGAAATCATCAGGTGGTTCAAATAGAGATGGTTTTATATATGATGAGTTAGGTAAATGATAAAAATATTTATTTTTTCCAACCATATAACCTGCTCTGCTATTAGAACTTATATCGGAGACATCACCGGATTTATTTGACCATGTACTTTTATCACAAACTATTTTATCACTAGTAGGACTTTCTTTTTTTCCTGCTAATATATAACCATCAACTAAACATTCTGATTTAAATGTTGTTTTTGTAATAGGATCGGTATAATAACTATCTGGGAAATTATATAATTTTGCAATATCATCTGTTGATTTTACACGATATGATATTTCTGTTTTTCCGATATCACCGTCTTTTTCATTTTTTGCCCATGTAGCAAATAAATTTGCTTTTAGTTTTAATTTTTGTACATCTGTTATAACTATCTTCTTATCAGAACCTAGAACAGAAGAATCTTTATTATAATTATAATAATTTAATGTTGGATCACCATCAGGACATACACATGTATCTTTTTTTAAGGGATCCGGATTACCTTCAGATAATTTTTTCACGTCTGTTTCTATTGGAGATACCTTGCCGGATTTATCTTTAAGTTCACCACCTTTAGACACTTCACATCCATGTAATTTTGCATTATTATCAGGTACGCCATTAGTTAAAAGACCAACACCACCTTTCCATGTATATGTATTATATTCTTGTTTTGAAACAGAAGTTACTTTATCTATCTTCCAAAGGTCTTTATTTGAAAAATCTTGTGCGTCATTTTTATCTTTTACATAACTATAATTACCTTCTCTAAGTTTAGTTAAACAACAGCATTTAGGTATAAATCCCATAAATTTTTCTGCAGATTCTGCATTTGCATTTCTCATTGCTGTTGCCTGTAAACCGCCTGTTCTATCACTTACATTAGGTTTACAATTTTCACTTATTCTATTATCCTTCATTGCTCCTGGACATTCACATGGATTACATTTTACTGCTTCATTACAAAATATTTTTATTTGTGACGCCATACTTGTTTTAAAATCAACTATACCATTTTTATATAATTCCATATCATCTGGATACATAGGATCTTTACCCCCTATACCATTTTTTAATACTAATGAATCTTGTGTTAATTGATAAAATTTTTTCAAAAAACCGGGTCCACTAATACTATATGTATCTACTAATCCATTAATACCTAAAACTGGAGCACCAGTCCATGCAAAAACACCCAATGATGTCATATATGCTAAATATATTAATATTATAAATACAACAAGTATTACCCATTGCATTATTGGATGACCTAATGTATTGCTATATATTCCATCTTTATTTATCATATTTTGTATATCAGCAGATGCACCACCCCTCATAACAATTTGAGGATTTGGTATATGAATATATATTAATATTAATACTAATAAAACTAATACTAATATTGAATAATTTGTTAATGAATTACTATTTTTCATAATTTAATTTTTGAAAAAAACTTATCAAATAATTATATATTTAATGTTCTATATAATTATTTTATCTTTTTAATTATTTTCACGATACTTAGATTTGTTATTTTATAGTAACTTATAGATCAATTGATGGTACACCCTCACACGCTTTTTCCGCATCAGTTTTTTGTTTACCTGTTAAAGTAGTATTAGGTCCATAGTCTCCAACACCACAGCATGAACATGGTGCAAACATAGTACAAAATGAGTTTGTATATGACGCATAATCAACTTCACATGCTTTTAGAAATGCTGAAAATTCTTTCGCTTCAGGATCTGCTGCTTTATATACCCTATTTTGAATATCTTGAGCTCTTTTTCCAAATGATGTTAAAAATGCTTTTCCAGTTTCATAAAATGAAACGTTTGCTACTAAATAAGTTTGATATCCATAATATATATTAAATACTATTAAAAATATAAAAAAGAAATATATTAAATATCTCATTTGATATAAAAATGGTGTTCCTGGTGGATATCTAGCAGCACCTCCAAATTGTGTAAATCCACCTCCTCTCATTGTTTGTGTTCCTGTAAAATCATTCATATTTATAAAACAATACGCCCCAATTACTATAATAAATATTAATATTGGCAATTTATCAATTATTTGATTCATTAATTTATCATTAAATAATTTCTTATTCATATAATATTTTTTGAAAATTAATTTGATTTTTATTCTGAATAAAGATTTATATCATACCCTCCTGTATAATATATATTATTTCCTCCTCTTGTTCTAGGAGAACTTAAATTATCTACGAGTGATGATTCAGTCGGCGTTAATTCTATTATTTTATCTATTTTATTAAATCCCATAGATTTAAATACTTTATCGCCATATTGAACAATTACAAATATAACACCTGTACTAACTACAAAACATATAAACCAAAAAAATATATCTACACTAAAAAATGAGCTTTTTGGTAATTCTGATGGGGATGGACCTGATGGGGATGGTCCTGATGGGGATGGTCCTGAAGTGGGTAGTGTTGGAGCTGTTGGTACCTGTGTTACTCCTTCTAGTATTACTGTTCCCAATCTTTCTGTTATTGTTTTTACTGGTATATCAGGAGCAACCATACCTTTTTCTATTAATGATTTTTTATTTAGTGTAATAGGTTTTAGACTCATAATTCTTTCATAAAATGTTTCAAATATAGATGGTTCTTCTTTATGTTCTTCTTTATTTTCTTCTTTCTTCTTAGATAATATTGATACTATTAAATTATTTGTATTATTATATATTTCGTAATCACTCAATCTTATATCATAATTTATTTTTGGTATTAATTTAACTGTTTTTACAGTAGAATTTAATATTTTTTCATATAATGTTTTCTCTTTCATATTATTTGCATATTTTGTTAATACAATGTTTTCATAATTTTCATTTATTGATGTAAATTGATCATATATATTATAATATAAATATATTATAAATATTATGACAATAATTCCCAATAATATATTTTTATCCATATATTATTAAGAGTTAAATAATTGGCACATTGATTTTATATCTGAATTATTATAATAATCATTAATAAATTTTACTTTTTCTTCTTTTGACATTGCACGATAACCATCTAAAAAAATATTAATTTTTTGATTTTTTGACATTAACATACCTCGTGCAAGTAAACCATTCGCTATTATAAATATCATTAACAAAAATCCTAAAATTATACATAAAAATCCAACAGAGCTCATATTATAAATTAATATATTATTTTTCAGTTTCTTCTTTTTTCTTATTCTTTCTTACTCTCTTCTCTTTTTCTTCTTTCTTCTCATCTTTTTTTTCTTGTGCTTTCTGTTTCCTATTTATTTTTCTAATTTCTTTCTGTTTCTCTTCTATTAAATCTGTATAAAATGAATACCCTTGTAATAAACAATCCGCTAAATCATCTTTTTTTGAATACTCATTTAAAAATAATTTCCATTCTTCTGTTATTAACGATAATGTTAAATCTATAGATTTTTTCTTACCATCTTTATATGTTAATTTAGTTTTTATTATATTTTCATCTTTTAACTCTTCTTTAATTTCTTCTTTTATCTCTTTAATATCAGGTGAAAATAATTTATTCTTTCTTCCTGGTGATATTAATTTGATATTATTTACTAATAATATCTTTTCATCAATAATTTTTCTAATTAAAAACCATGCATATAATGTATCTGCAATCGCTTTCATTTTTGGATTTTTAAATGTTGGTTGATTTTCTATTAATAAATATGTAAATGGTTCAAATTTCATTAAATCTAGTTTTTCTATTAATTTTACTTTTAATGATTGTGTCTCTAAATCATTGGAATATAATTTTGGACCATGCTTTTCACACATATATTTATTAACTGAATCATTTGTTAATTTAACATCTATATTATATTTCGCTTTATCATAACATTTTTCTACATTACAAAAATGCTTATTTCTTAATTTCTTACAATGATCCATACAATAATACTTTTCTTCATAGTCATAAAATCCATCTTTATCACAAAATGAACACTTTTCTAAAGATAAATTAATAATCCCCCATTGAATTATGGTAAGGTTAATTTTATGTGTTTCAGTGTCTTCTACATATTCAGATAAATTATATGCAAGATGTTTTATACCCACATCCCATGATAAAATACGTGTTGATTGCATATAAATATAGTTGTTATATATTTATATATATTTCTAAATAAATATTGCAATAACTGGTTTTTCATTTTTAATCAAATTCATTATATCTTCATTTATATTTTCACATAAATATATTGTTTTTATATTAACACTATTATCTCTACCATTATATAATTGCGCTTTACCAAATTCTGTAATTAAATTTACATTATAATTATATAAATATGCGATTCTATTGAGAATACTTACTATCTCCCAAGATTCATAATTTTTTTGTACTATAATTAAAGTATTTATTTTTTCATCCTGTTCTAGAAAATGTTGTATTGTTTCTAATTGTTCTGATTCAGATGTTGCAATCCAATAATTACCATGATATGCCATTTTTATTAATTATATCTTTATTTTTTATATAATTAATAAAATTATCAATTTTTTTTTTCAATAATATCTTTGAATCTAAATCTTGGTTCTAATTTATAATCTTTTATTTTTTCTAAAAATTCTTCTTTTACTTTTGGATTTGTTGGTATTTCTGATACATGTTTTCCTACTGCAAATAATACACATACTTCATATTTTTTAGTATTTAATTTTAATATTTTTGCAACATCATGTTTTTTAAACCCTTCCATTGGACAACTCGCAATTTTTAATTCTGTGGCGGCAGCTAATCCAAATCCTAAGGCAAGATATGCTTGTTGTTTTGCCCAACCAATTGTTGTTGGTAAGGAATATAAATAACCTAAAATAGATGGTTTTTTTTCTTCACCGTGTGTTTGTTTAATAAATTCATTCATTCTCGCAACTAAATCTTTGTAAACACAAAATACAAATAAAGTATGACATTCTGTTATCTGTGCTTGATTATAACAAAATGGTCGTAGTTTTTCTTTTATACTTTTATCTTGAATTTCATATACATGATAAGGTTGCATACCGTATGAACTAGGTGCATTTATAATTGCTTCTCTAATTGGTTTAATATTTACTGGACCGGGTGCAAAATGTTTTTCTGCTCGTCTCCATTTTAAATTATTTAAAAAAGTATTTTCCATATATATTTATTATAAAAACTTATTCACAGATAGGTATTTTATGAATTATTATATTTATACCTTTTTCAATATATAATTTTGATATACCAGTTTCTATATTTTCAGGGACATTAATATTTGCTAATAAATTTTCAATCATATTTAAACAATGAAGTTCTTTTATTTGTTCTTCAAGATATTCTCTATGTTTTTCTTTTACTGAAATTATAGCAGATTTATAATTTTTATAAGACATAGGATACGCTTCGCCATTTTCTACTATAATATATATAAAATTCATTGTTAATAATTATATAATATATTAAAAATAAAACAAATAATTATCACCGTTAAATACTTAAGTTAAGAATCCCTTTGGGGTTCACTAAAATATAAAGACGCGACCGATATATTATTCTGACAATTTTTCTTCTCTACGGTATTTACAGAATATTTTTTTTATATTATTAAATTAATATGCTAAGAAAATATATATTAAATAATAATTTTACTGGAGGTATAAATCCAGATATAATTCCAATGTGTACCTATTTACAACAATTTAAAGAAAATAGTGATGATAATAGAGGATTTTCATTAAACTTAGCTGATTTATTTTTTATTAAAAGATTAAAAAAAATAAATCTAACATTTATTATTCCAGATTTAGAACAATGGACTAATAATATAAAGATATCGAATAATCCCATAAAAACATTTAATTTACATATGAATATAATTAGAGATAAAGTATTTAGAATTAATAATAATAATGAAATATTAATTGATTGGGATAATTTACCTAAAAATTCAAATGCAATTGATACATTATATTCATTACGAGAATGTATCATAACATTATCTTTATTAACAGTATCAAAAATATTTGAATTGTCAAAAGATGGTGATATAATTAATATTGGAACTTCACCATCTAGAGTATTAAAAAAAACTAACGCTAATGCTATCATTATGGGATCTTTAACATTATTTAGTGATATTGATATATCAATACAATCAAAAAATGCATCTGGATATATTGCAGTTATTGAAGATTTATGGCAAATGCATAAAGACTGGTTTAATAATGAATTATGGAAAGTTGATTTATATGGAGATTTTACACAAATTGGAAATTATTATATGGATACGCATTATTTTAATAAAAGTATTATTATAGAAATGTTAATATTAGCAGTTTGTTCATTTTTAAAAGTTAATGATATGGTTAATACAGATACAAAATTATTACAAAAATTAGTAGAATGGTGTATAGATAGTCAAGGATTATATACTACATATAATAAAATAATGAATTATGCTAAAAATAAAATAAGAACAATTGATAAAACTAATAGAGAATTATATTATAATAAATTAGCAGATGCTGAAAAATTTCAAATAAATATAATAAATAAATTTAAAAAGTGTGAAATGTCTGAAGAATTAAATGATTTATTAGGCGAATGTATTATTAAATTAGGTGATGCAAATTTATACAAAGAAGAAAACTATATATTATCATCAACTGTAATTTATATTGTTAAAATTGAACAAGGACAAGAATTAACAAAAAATAGGTGTAATCCATTATATACAACAGTTGCAAATTGTTCATTAGGTTTATATACATATATTCTAAGTGCAATTGAACAATTAGGTTATATGTTACATAAAAAATATCAAAGTAAATTATCATGTTCTTTACCACAAGGTAAATATTTTGGTAGATTTATACGATCAATTGGTCATGCAAATAATTCAATGGGAATTTTATCTACAATGACTAAAAATTCAAAATATACTAAAACATTCGATGTAATAGATGAAATAGACCGTCTTAAAAAAACACGAAGTATAGAAAAAGATGATGATATAACATGTCCATTTAATTATGATTTATATTATCATGCATTAGAATTATTTGAATATGATTAATTTTTCTTAATCAAATGATGAATAACATGTATATTTATTATATTCATTTATTGGATAAATATTATTAAGATTTAATTCTTTTTTATATATACATCCTTTTGATTTATATATATGATTACATTGTAATTTCATTATTGTATTCCATTTTGGAAATGCTCTATCTAAATATTTTTTATATTTATTTGGTATAGATATATCTATATTATTATATTTCATACTTTGTAATGGATATATTTCATCTATTTCAAGTGCTTCATTTTTCCACATACCACCTTTAATCATATATTTATCATTTTTTAATTCAAATACAAATATATCTATAAAAACAGAATTATTTTTGTTATTACTACTTTTTTTAAATAATTTATATCCAAAAAAGATTGGTTTTATATAAAAATTACTATTTGGCGTAAGTTTATTATAATTTTCAAAATAATATATATCTTTTTTAAATATACCAAAATCAATATCATCGTCTAATGGCATTAATCCCCCCTGACGAACCGTACCAATTAGTGTTCCACCCGTAGCAAAGTAATCAATATTATTTTTAATACAATAATTTTTAAATTCTAATAATATATCTTTTAAATCTAATAAATCTTTTTTACTTAATATAGGATGATCAAAATTACATTTTCTAATATTAAAATATTCATTAATATCAGAGTAGAATTTAGTATTTAATAAAATTAATGTAATAATTATTATGATAAAATATAAAATGTATATTTTCATATTTTATAAATATAATATTAAATATATCAAACTTTCAAATGTTAATATATAAATGTAATATCGTGTAAGAGTAATAAAACTTGACTAGAGTCTATAGTAATTGATGTAATTATAAAATAATTTTATAATACTATATTATGATAAAAAAATATATTTTATGTAGAGGATCAAAAACAAAACAAGATTATTCTAATAATATTGTTAAAATTACTAGAAATAATAATGTTAAAACTGTTTATATAAATTCAGGTCCAGAAGACTTATTAAATATAAATACTAATTTATTAATTACTGATGGTAATTTAATAATTAGTAATAATGAATTATTAAATAGTGGCACTCAAATAGATTTTACTGATATATTTGATGCAAGTACTCCACCCCCCGGAATGTTAGATGATGCAAATGTTCCTATTCCAATGGGAGGAATGACTTTTAATTTTTTCGGTGCAAATGTAACTAATATGTATTGGAATTCAAATTGTGCAATAACAATTGGAGCGATGTCACCAAATTTAGTCAGTATTTCTCGTAATACAATTCCCGCTATATTACTCGGTAATTATGATAGAATATTAAAAAAATTATCATATATAAATACAACTAATTCTAAATTTTCAATTACTACATTATATCCACATTTTTATAATTATTATACTGATAATATAAATACTGCACCATTTTATACTTGGCGTGTCAGAATAATTAAAGAAAATATTAATTCTAAACGCCAATTTATAGAAGTCTGTGTTGGTCCTACATCTATAGTAACACCAGGTTATTCTTCTGCAATTCAAACATATCCTAGTGGTCTAGACGGAAGTGGTAATCCAATAGATTCAAACGGTATTATAATTGATCAAACTAAAAATTCACCATTTAATATTACCAATGGTACATCGTTTGTGAATTTATGTGGTTCAACATTTGGTGTAACAAGTCCTCCTGCAAATACTTCTTTTGTATTCTCCAGTAATTCTACTGGTACTAATTGGGTATTTACTAATAATGCGTGTGTGAATGTTTAAAATAAATTAACTAACGCGGATTGACAATAATTAGTCTTTTTTTAGTATCATAAAAGACACTATATGATTCGAATACCGCACATGATTCCATATCCATTTGTCCTATCTTTTTATTTATAATATTATTAACTAATGTTTTAAATAATAATCTATCTTCGTCACTAGATTCAATAATACATTTAATATTCCATTCTAAAAATTGATTATATGATAATTTAGCATTTATCTTTTTACATTCGTAATAAATCATTCGATCATAATCATATGTAGAAAGTGTTATTTGTGTAAATAATGCGATACATTCTTCGGTCGTCATTTTGTTATTTAATTATTTTTAGTGTAAAAAGAATAAAATTGTCAATTTTTAATAATTATCATCACTATCAGAATTAGTTTTACATAACAATCTGGTTATTTATACTCTATTTATTGTTTTATCATATTCGATATAATTATTCTTATAAACTAAAAATTTTAATACATATGTCTATTAGTATTTATTATCTAGAAAAATCAATATATATATTATATGAATAGTGTGTATCTTTCTACAAATATAAGTATTATTATTCAAATAATATCTGGATTAATAGGATTCAGTGGATTATTTACAAATATTCCTGAAAAACATAAAATTCTTCAAAATGTTTTAACATTAGAAACATTTGTTCAATTTTTTGAACTGATGTTTTATATTTTTGTTCTTCAATCAATGTCTATAACATCATTACATAATATGGCAACAAAACGTTATTTTAATTGGTTTATAACTACACCAATCATGTTATTAACATCAATTATATTTTTTAAATATGAAGAATATCTAGAAAATAATGTTGAAAAAAAAATAGATTTTTTAACTTTTTTGAAAACAGAGAAAGATAATATTATAATTATTATAACATGTAATTTTCTAATGTTATTTTTTGGTTATTTAGGAGAAATTGGTATTATAGATATGACAACATCCTTAACATTAGGATTTTTATTTTTTGGAATAACTTTTTATTATATATATAAAAATTATGCAGTAAAATCAAAAAATGCTACATTATTATTTTATTATATATTTTTAATATGGGGATCGTATGGAATAGCGTCAATAATGGAACCAGAGTTAAAAAATAATATATTTAATGTTTTAGATATATTTTCAAAAAACTTTTTTGGATTATATTTATATTATCGTATTTCAAAAATTAAATCAGTACATTAACACTAGCGCCAAATACTACTCAGTAAACAATAATAAAACTCATCTAAGTGTTATTTGTGTAAAAAGTGAAATACATTGTTCGGTAGTCATTTTGTTATTTAATTATTTGTGTATAATCTTTTAAATAATATTATTAAAATACTATAATGCAACAATACGGAATAATAGAATTTCATGGAGCAAAACAAATATTAAATCTAAATAATAATCATATATTACTTGATAAAGATCATTTTATCCCTGGTGACAAAGTATACTTAGATAAAAATAATAAACCAATTTTATATGAAAGAAAACCACAGTCGGTAATTGGAATAGTTAAAAGTTTATATCAAGGTGGAGCGTATTTATATTTACTTAATTTTGGTGTTAACTGTAAATATATACCTAAAGTTAAAAATAATAAATATATTTTAGGTGATAGATTAGTTTTATGGTTACACCAAGATGGTAAAATAGATGTTTATTCTAAATATACCTCAAGTGCAAAAGATGATGTAAAATGTCTACTAGATATGTATTCTTTAATTAAAGATAGACCAATATTTTCAGAACACATGAAAAAATCATTATATTCTTTCAATGATATAATAAATCATGATGACTTGAATACATTCACTATTGATCCTAAAACATCTGTTGATTTTGATGATGCCATATCAGTAGATGTAGAAAATAATATAGTTTATGTTCATATTGTTGACATTGCGAATGTTGATTTATTATCTTATGGTAATTCTAGATTAAGAGAAAGATGTTTAACTTTATACTTATCCAATGAACACACCGAACATTTATTAGATGAAGTTGATGCTTCTAATAATTTAAGTTTAATTGTTGGTATACAACGTAAAGTCATTACAGTTAAGATAAAATTAAATCAAGAAATGGTAGAATCCCATGAAATCTACAAAAGCACTATAGTAGTAAAAAGAAGATGGAATTATGATGAAGTATTAGATACTATTAATGATGGTACTTCTACTAAGGAAATTAATTATTTAGCTGATTTAACACATAAGAGAAATGAAAATGTAAATTATTCTATTAGTTTACCATCTATAAGAATATTATCAGATGAGAATGGAGAAATTAAATCTATTACTGAAGAAAAATCAAATGATATTTCTCACTCTTTGGTAGCAACAGTAATGATATTAGCAAACCTTGTTCTTAGTAAACATTTGTATAGTAATAATGTAAAAATTCCTAATAGATTTCACGATAAGATACGAGGTTTTGTAGAACCAGAGTTTACCAAAACCGGAAATGAAAATGTAGATTCATTTATAATGGTAAAGAAATTTGCTAAAGCGTGTTATTCTGTAGATAGAAAAGGGCATTTTGGTTTAGGTATTTCAGATTATGTACATTTCACTTCACCAATGAGAAGATACGCAGATGTATTGGTTCATAGAATATTAGCTGGATATGAAAATGACAATTTAGAAAGTGAAGTTGAATGGATTAATCATAGGGCATCTTTAGTAAAAATTTGCCAGGATACTTATCTAAACTGGAAAATAATAAGATATGTAAAACAAAATATGAATAATACGTATGAAATTTGGATTACTGGTATTAATAAAAATGGTATTTTATGGTATATGCCAAGTTTATCATTAAATGGATTTATTCATGTTGCATGTTTAAGACCAAAACAATTTTGGAAATTTGAAAATGAAGAATTAATTGGTGAAAATAATCAAGTATATAAGATTAGTGATAAATTAAATGCAAGGATTGATACGGTTAACGATATTACCGGTGTTATAAATTTATTAATCTAACTTTTTAAATTAATTCTATAATATTTAGAAACTAAGTGGTTTTATTTTGAATATCTGAGGGGTATATGATATCTTTTTTCTTTCTTCTTCTTTCTTCTTTTCTTCTTCTTTCTTCTTTTCTTCTTCTTTCTTCTTTTCTTCTTCTTCTTTCTTTTTCTCATCCTCTTCTTTTTTTTTATTATAATTTTCTTCTTTATTGTCGTTTTCGGTAGAATCAACATCTAGTGCAAAATCTATACGACGACCACATATTAATATTTTACAACGTTTATGATTGATAGCACTATAAATTATACCAACAATTGATAAAACTAATCCAGACCATCCGACTATAGCACTTGTATCCATTATATACTGTTATAAAAGAAACTAAATTTTATATAAAGTAATTAATTATTAATTATATTTAGATTAGATTCGGAGTAATCTTCAATCATATTATTTATTTTATCCATATATTTATTAATTTCATTTGTTAACCAATTATTTTTAATTTCAATTAATTCATTTAAATCTGTTGATGATTCTTCACATGAAATAGTTCTAAATTTAATTTTTAAATAATATTTTAAACCTGATTTTGTAATATGTAATGGTAAATTTTCTATATTTGATTTTCTTTTATTTTTATCCCTATTTAGAATTTCAATATCATAATTTAATATTACTTTTTCACGTTCTTTCTTTTCATCTAATGACATATTTGAATATCTAACTGATAAATCTTTAGATCCAATCCGATATTTAATATTATTATTATTATTTCTAGATAATAATAAACATGTATTTACGATAGATTGATTTATATTATATTCATTTACTATTTCAGATTGTGAATTATATTTTTTTATTATTTTAAATGTATTTAAATCATATAATTCAACAGGTTTAACTGTTTCTCTATTAAGTGCTTGTTCTTGTTTTGTCGCCCATCTTAAATTTTCAGAACAATTATTTAATGATTTTTTATCAATATGATCAACTGTCATAGTTTTATCTGATGGTAATCCATTAAATGCCATACATACTAATTGATGTACTTTATATGTTTTATTTTTATAACCTATTATATAATAATCACCTTCTTTTGTACCAAAAGTAATTTGTTGATTTGCAACATTTTTATTTTGTACACGACCTTTATTTGAAATTAATAATCCATCAAAATTTTCTAATGTTTTCCAAACTTCATCTTTAATTTCATTTGTATCTATAATTTGAATCCATTGTCTATTATTATAATCTGGTTTTTTTAATTTTAAACTATTTCTAATAGTTTTTCGATCTGTTCCTAATATTCTACTAGCATCATTTATTGATTTAAAAAAATATTCTTTATCATCTTTAACATATTTTAATGGTTTTGATAATTTATTAATATATGTATCATCTTTTTTTTGACATTTTTTAGTTTTTAATGTGTGTTCTTTTCTAGTTAATATTTGTAAATTTTCTAATTTATTATTAGATGGATCTGAATCAATATGATCAATATCATAATCACGAGATAATACTATATTATATATACATTCCATCATAAATCTATGTTTTTGATGTTTTTTTTCATTAATTGTAATTGTTTCTCTACCTGATTTAATTTTAGATCCATTTACAATTTTATTTGTTAATTTATTTCTAATTATACAATTTCGATTTGATTCATAATTTGATAATTCAGGGTGAACAAACCATTCATCATTTTTAATAGATATATGATCTATTTTACTTATAATCTCATCTCTTTCTTCTTTTTTAATTTTTTCTTCACTATCTTCTTTATTTTTTATTTCTAATTGTTTTATTTTTTCTTCTTTTTCTTCAGATGATAATTTATCTTCTTTTGTTTTATTTCCTTTTTTAACATTATTGATTTGCGTACATTTTTTACAATATGCACCACCATTATCAACAATATTTTTAAATGTTTTAGTATTATTATCATCACAACCACAATGACAAATAAAAGAAATAATTATATTTTTATCTAATTTATCATATTGACCAATTAAAATTGCGCAATCTTTTTTAATAGATTCATCTAATAAATTTTTATCGTAATTTCTTTTTGGTTTCTTTTGTATGTTTATATTCTGTTCATTAGAGTCCATTTTTAATTAATACTATTTCATTAATATATAGTATTAATTTGTATTTAAATAAATTACAAATTTAGTATTTCTTTGTAGTTTGATTTTAGACCATTGCCTTTTTCAAAATCTTGGATATTATTAAATAATGTAATTAGGTAATATATGTAATTTTCCCATTTATTATCACATAATTCCTTAAAATTTGTTATAAAAGGATAACCATAACTAAGATTTTTAATACAAATTCCTTTATGATCACCATTTGCACCTCTGTTTTCTATATATTGTATTGTTTTAATTTTATCATATATTTCAGAATCAATATAGATCCATGGCCAATTATTATGTCCTTGAAATTTAATCGTTATAATATACTCAATATCTTTATGTATTCCTTGATGGGGAATAATTTTTATTTTTATAATATCAATTTGACTATCATGGTCAATAATCATTTCAACCTTACCTAAATCATCAAAATATGGACTATTAATTATTTTTACAATATGTGCAAATCTTCTTATAGGGTGTTCCATGATATTTATTAATTATTATATTGTAATAATTAATAAATAAATCAATTTTTATATCAATCTAATTTACCAAAGCCATATTTGCTCATAAATTCAGTCATATTTACAATCCCCATACTCAAATTACACTTGGAACAAATTGGTCTCAAGTTTTTAAGATTTGTTTCACCACCATCTTTTTCTGCAATAATATGACCACATGTAAATTCAATTTGACGAATTTCTTGAGTCTTACAACACATACATTTTGTATTTCCAACATTAGCACCAATATATTCATCCCAAACCATTCTCTTCAATGTTGATGGAATATGTTTCTTTTTATATTTTACCTGTGTAGGTTTAACAATCGTATTTGTATTACTTTCAGGATTATTAATAATAGTATCTATTACTTCCTGCTTAGTATTTTCTACTTCTTTATTAGCATGACATCTTTCCAGATATTTTTCCATTAACTTTTTACGTTTAGCATCTTGTTTTTTAATAGTTTCTTTAATAATACGATCATATGCAATATAATTATCACGTTTAATTTGTAGTTCTTTAATTGTTATTAAAAATACGCTTTTAAAATTATCTGATATAATTTGATTCATAGATATATGATTTATATGTATAGACCATAAATCATTATATGAATTAAACTTAAAATTTTTATTATCAATATGTATATATAAATGAGTATTATGAACAAATATTAATTTATTTTTTATTAATTGTTTACATACATGCGTTAACATATATCTCTTTTTATACTGATGAATTGGTATCCAAATATTATTATCTTCATAAAATTTACAAATATCTTTATTAACTTCTGAAATTTTTAAACTTAATTCAATATCATATCTTGTTAAAGAATATGCATCATACAATTTAGGATTTCTTAATATCTGATTCTTTTTCATAATATAATTCTTTAATATAACATCTTTCATATCAATATTATTAATATATATTAATCCATTCTCGTAAAAGTCTTTGATTGGTTCATATTTATAATCAATCTGATTTATTTTGTAATCAAAATTTAATGTAGGAAATTTGTTATCATGTTTTAATATACTCTTTAATGATATAGAATATATATTTGCATTAATATTAGTTAATTCATTAGTAAATTTTGTAATTAATTCACATTTTACTTCATCAAAAGACTGTTGTAGAAAACCAATATTATCTTTATTTAATAAAATCAAATTACGGATATTATTAGATAACTTACATGTAAAATCATGAACTAGATTAAAATATATATTATTTTCATCTGATTGATTATTATTCATAACTATTCTATAATCGGTATATTCTTTAATATATGCATTTTTCCATTCTTTGTATATTTTAATAGTATAATTATTAATATCTTTATTGATAATAAATTGCTCAATTTGTTCAAAACGTTTTAGAATTTCAACTGGTACACCGGTAGAATTAACATTTAGATTTGTAATTATCATATCTACTGCAGGTTGCTTTACTACAAAATCAAATAATAACTTATATGCTTGATCTCTATTAGATTGTATTGCAGTATTTATTTTAGAATCAATATCATTTATTATTTCATCATACATATCTTTTTTAAGATTATCATTTACCATTGAAAATTTAAGTTTAAACTCATTACTAATATCATTTTTAATACTAATTCTAGATGATATTAACGTATCATAATCAAATTGTGTATGATTTACAATAAAATCATTGAAAATATCAGGATATCTTTTTCTTAGTGTTTTTTGATATTCATTTAATTCATCTTTTGTTAAAAGTTTATACACATCTAATTTATTAAAATCTATTTTCTTGTTATCATTAATCAGTTTAATAAATTCATGTAAATCTCTAAACCATTGTGAAAATAAATGATTTGGTTTAATCTTACTAATATGAGAATTCAAATTCTCAATAAATTGTCCAAATCCATTATCATTGAATTCAAGTAAACCATGAAAATTTAAATTATCTAACATCTTTGATTCAGAACGATCTAATTGATTAGTATGATATGCAGATATATTACTAAACAAGCGTTTCATATTAATAATAATATTCTTTGATTGATCTTCATGTTCAACAAATAAATTATGTAAGTTTTCAGTAGGTGTACCATCTAATGTAAAATCACTTATTCTAAATATAAGTTCTGGTTTACGATTACGCCTATCTAATTGTTCAAAATCAATATAAGTTAAGAAAGAAGACAACGGTGAAAATGTTTCCAGAACACTTTTATTTAACATTTGTTGTTGACTAAATATAATAATATCTGACATTAAATATGTAATTAGCAAAAGCTTGGGATCATTTGCAGAGTTTCCTACCTTTAGTCCTTGAACATCACAAAATACTATATTTAACTCTGGAATATGTAAATAATCAATTCCTTGTGTACAATGATCTAAAGATCGACTTGTTTTAAATAATGTTTGATTAGATCTGGTATAACTAGAAATGATTGTATTTAGTAGTGTAGACTTGCCTTTACGTGCTTCACCTAAAATACTAATTACCTTAATATTTTTATTATTTGTAATAACTTCTTCTAAAGTTAACTTATCATTTTCAATGGATATTAGATGATTTACTGAAAAATCATTTAATTCAATTACAGGTTTCTTTTCAAAAATAGAACTTATCATAGACATCATTTTGTAGTTATTATAAATTAATTAGTTGATAAAGTTTAGAAAAATCAATTCTTTTAAAATTATCAATTTTTTTAATAATTTTGTTCCATAAAGTTCCAAATCACAAACTCTTATATAAATTTATAGGTACTACATAGTATATGTCCAATACATATTATGACTTGTGTCTTTACATATTTTAATATTTCGTTGTTTTAAATAATAATATAAATTTTTATCAGGACTAAATTCAGTCACTGGCGGACCATTATAATTATTTTGAACCAAAGTTATAATATTCCATCCTAAATTATTCGATGGTGTTTTTCCATCAATCGTATTATTTGGTAGTTGATTATTTGTATAAAATTTATCAATCTTAGGATTTTTATCTACTAATGTAAAAAACCAATCAAGAAACCATTTATATTTTGTTTCTACTTCATCTTCATCTATTTCAATATTAATAATTGGTATAATAGATTTTAATTTTGTATTTTTATTTATTATATTTTTAATTTGAGATTCTAATTTATTATTCTTTTGTTTTAATTCATTTAATTCTTTCTTCAATTCCTTCATATGAATATTATCATCATTTTTTTCATGTAATTCAAAACTATGTTCAAAATTAATAATATCTGATATAATGATAAAATTAATTTTTAATATTTTATTATGTAATTCAATACCAATATCTATTGTTGAATCTTTCTTAAATCCTCTCTGAAATATATTATATAAATTTGTAAGAGTAAATTTGTCATTATTGAAATCTACAATAGAAATTTCTTTTTCATAAATTGTATATGTATTATTATTCATTATTGATATAAATATTGTTTCAGTGTTTAATGATGATGTTACTTTGTATGTATCATAATCTATTGTAAATGATGTCATTTTTGTTTATTAACTAATTTTGTATAATAAAAGAATAGGATTGTCAATTTTTATTATTTTAATTCGAATAATCTTTTACATAAAGTTTCATTTAATTTCAATTGTTCCTCTAATTTAGTTTGAAGATCTTGATTTTTATTAATTTCAAATTCTAATTTTTCAGTAATATTTTGATTTTCAAGATCTTGAATTTTTGTGATTTCTCCATCTAACTTTTTTATTACTTTATCCTTTGATTTATCTTCACTAATTTCTAATTTAGATTTATTTAAATCTTCATTTCTTTTCATAGTAATAATATAATTGTTATATGTATTTGAATAATATTTTTTTACATCATTATCATGTTGTTTTTGATTAAATGTATATGTAATGCCATTTGGATACATTGAATATAACATTAATTCCGGATTTTGAAATGGTGAAATATACTTTGGTCTAAGTATTTTTCTTTTACCACTCCATATATAATCACTATTATTATTTTTAATTTTTTCCAACGATTCTATTTTATTATCTATAAAATTATACCATAATTTATATGGAGATATAATTTTTCTTCTCTCTGGTGTAAGAAAATTATTCCACATATCTGATATAATTGATATATCGTAATCATTATCTTTTATAATAAATTTAATATAATTACAAGTTTTAATATATTCTTTCATCAATTCATATATTGGTAATTTTTGAAATTCATCTAAATATGATTTGTTAGAACATTCATATACAATTTGTGTTGTTTCAATAGGAAATCCAGATGAAATTAGATAATTACCATAACCACGTATAGGAACTGACATTTTTATTTATTTATTTATTACTAATAATTAATAAATAAATCAATTTTTTAATTCAAATAGTCTTTTACATAAAGTTTCATTTAATTTCAATTGTTTCTCAAGTTTAGTTTGAAGATCAATAATTAAAATATTCTGATTATTTAATTTTTTATAAAGTTCATTCTCCATAAAATTAAGTTCATCTGGTAATATATTATGATTATATTCAAATTGAGATAAATATTTTATTGATTCTCCTAATGTTAAATCAGGATCTATTTTTATTGAATTAATTAAATATGATTTATATATTTTTGGAATAAAATCCTCACAATGCGAATGAAGTCTATTTAAATTTTTTTGACGATAATCATCAAAATCAGATATTTTAATATTATCTGATTCAATTAAATATCTACTATATTTCCCATCATATTCATATAATATAAACCCACTTATTGATAAAAATATATTTATTTTATTATTAAATATTGATCCTAATTTATCATTAAAAATATCAATTGAATCTTCACATTGATTATTTAATTTAATTTTATCATCATTTTTATCATATATCATAACAAATTCATAATTTATATATTTATATTCATCATCATCATATTCATCATTATAACTATCTTTATCATATACATCTTTATGATTATTTCTTATAAAATTATTAATATTATTTATTCTTTTTTTTAATTGTTGTAATAATGCTCTTTTATTCCAATAATCTAGTTCACTATTTTCAGAATTATTTTTATCAATCTTATCATCAAGATATTTAAATTCATCTACTAACACATTACAAGCTAAAGAATGACCACCAAATGCATTACGTATTCTACTTTTACGTATTTCATTATATTTTACAGACATTTTTATAATTATTTATTTATTGTAATAATTAATAAATAATTCAATTTTTAGTAATCTTCATCATTATCTGAATCAATATAATCACCATCTACATCAGTTTTTGCATAACAATCTGGTGATTTATGACCATCTCGTCCACATCGATAACATGTTACTGATTTAGTAACATATGTTTTATTTATATTTTTACTCTTACAATGAATATTTTCATGAAATATTGCACCTTTTTGAGTTTCAAATTCTTTATCACAATATCTACAATTAAATGTCTCTTCTTGATTAGGACATTCATTTGCGTAATGTCCTGTTTCTCCACAATCAAAACATGTTTTTATTGAAACCTGTTTTTTATTCTTACAATATCTTTCATGTTTAGCACATTCATCTTTCTCATCAAATTCTTCTTCACAATAATCACATGCCCAAATAATAAGACTAATACCATTTACGTCTGTTTTAGCACGACATGATTTAACAAAATGACCATCGCGACCACATCGAATGCATACGTTCTTAGCACCCCATATTTCTTTTTGTATTTGTTGTATTTCACCTTCATCTAATTCATCTTTTACATATGCACCTCCTCTAACATTATCTATTCCAAATTTGTGCATATATTCTTTTGTATACTTATCTTCATCAAAGTCACTTGCATTCGGTATAATTTGTACTACTGAAATTGGTGGATGTTTTTTAGTCCAAGAAGATGCTGTACCATTAATGTGTTGTTGTTTTCTTTGTTCTATATTATCAGTTTTACCAATGTAATATTTCCCGTGTTGTAGTTTTAGAATATAAATGTTGGTCATTTTTTATTAATAATATTATTAATTATAATCATATTATTAAATCAATTTTTATATTAATATTATCTAAACTTTTTAGTTTTTTCTGCAATCTTTTCAGGTTGCTTACTAAATTGCTTACCTTTTTTCATAGAAGTCTTTTTTAACCTACTAGTCTTTCTATACTCCTTATCCGATAAATTCTCTATCGCTCTCTTTGGTAGATAACGTTCACCTGTTACATGAGATGGTTTACCACTTTTAGTTTTCCAATCTTGCTCTGACCATTTAGTTAATGAATTATTAGAATCTTTTTTTTCAGTATATCCACCACCTTTTTCTTTATACATGCTAACCGCTAGTTGTGCCTTACGCGCGGACCATTGACCTGCTTTTGTACCTGCAGTTTCCATTTTCATAACTTTATTTTTTATAGTTTCCCATAATTTAGGATTAGAAACATTAGACATATTTTTCTTATATTATATACAGAAAAAGATTAAAATAATTCATTATTTTTTCTTACTAGGTTTTATTTCTTCTTCATCATCTAAATTATTATTATACGTTTCCTCTTCAATTTTAATAGGTATAATTTCTTTCTTTTGATTATCACATTTAAATTTTGAATCATGATGTTCTTTACATCCATTACAATATATATTTATTGTTTTACGACAAAATGGAAATTTTTCATTATTTACATATTCACCATTTACAATACTAAATATATTCTCTTCTACTAATATATTTAATTCTTCTCTAGTTAAGTCATCAATATTACCATAACCACCTTGATCATCCCATCCAAAATTACATGAAAACTTATTATTTTTATAATAATAATTTATATGAAAGTTATCAGAATCTATATCAATATGTTGTGATAATAACTTAATATCTTTACAAATTTCTAAAATTTCATTATCATGACCCCAACATTTACCACCACATGATAATTTAATTTTATTTTCATTTATATGGTCAATATCAAAACCACAATCATTTAATAATTCTTTTTTTATAATTTGTATATTTTCTATTGATGATTCAACAAATGTTGTATTTATCATAGAAATACCCATTTTAATTAATATATTTTTTATAGTTTAAATTAACTTTATTTAGTTCCAACAAATTTGTCACTTTACACTATATCTCTTAATTGAATTATTATTAATATCTTTTTCTAAAACAAGCCGACGTAAAATATTTCTATTATCAAATAAATCACATAAATTTTTTTTATTTGTTGTTTTTCTTAAATTTATACTTCCATTTATCATCAGTAATATATTTATCATTTTTTTAATATTTCCTTTATAATTATCACAGAAACAATTATCACTTGGATTACATATACATGTGTTACGATATTCCCATACAAATTTATGCCACATCGTATTAGAAAATGAATCACCCAAACCATTATTATGACATCCTATAGCCATTACAAAAGTTGCCATTAACATATCATTTAATGTTCCATGTTCTTTATTATATTTTTGATAAATTTCAATTAATCTATCTTTAATTGTCTTAAAATCAATAATTTGTAATGAATAAAACCATAGAACAATATCTAAATATCCTAAATCATATGCTAGTAAAAAAGAATCTTCAATACTATCTATAGATATATCATTATTTAGGTATATTTTTTTCATTGAAGATATATCACCATTTTGACAGTGTTTAATAAAAGAATCTTCTAAATTCATAATAATTAATATATTTGTATTAGTTTATATTTTTATTTTTGAACAATTTTTTGAATAATGACCAATACCATCACAATTATAACATTTTAATTTAGGACATTTATCTTTTTCATGATTCTTATTACATTTTGAACAAGATATTAAATCTCTTATTATTATTTTACCATCCTTATACTCACAGTTATCAAATAAATCAACAAATGATTTTATAAATCTTTCATATCTAGAATTAAAATTTATACGTTGTAAATATTTTATGATATTATATATTACATCAATATCAATATTACCTAATGAATATAACCATTTAATCAATTCAATATTTAATTCTTTATAACTGGAATATTCTAAAACTTCAAAACTATTTCTAAATGCAAGATCATTTCTAGCATGAATATTTATATTACCTAATGAATATAACCATTTTGCTAATTCTAAATTACCTCCAATATATTTAATATCTGATCCATAACGATATTTAGTTTTTTTACAAGCATTTTGAAATGCTTCATCTTTATTAACATGAATATCTACATTACCTAATGAATATATCCATTTGACATATTCTAAATTACCTGTTTTGCATGCATATCTAAATGCTAAATCATTATTCATATGAATATCTATATCACCTAAAGAATATAACCATTGAACTAATTCTGTATTTATATCAATATCATTATAATTAATATCACGAGTAAAACTATAACTATTTCGAAAAGCTTCATCTTGGTTAAAATGTATATTTATATTACCCATTGAATACAACCATCTTACAAAATAATAACTCCCTGAACTACATGCATTTCTAAAAGATTGATCATTATTATAATGAATATTAATATCAGGAAATGCATAATATAATTTATAAGCTGAATCATTATTTTTATATTGACATACAACACTAAATAATTCATCTTTATCTGGTAAAATTTTTATTTCTATTAATAATTTAATTTCTTCAATAGTAAGATTTAATATATTATAATTCATATATGTATTTTCATCATCATTCGTTAATGAACTATCTTTAAATTCAATATTATGGTAAGTTTCAATAGTTATAATTTGATTATTATAATTAGAATAATAAATATAAGACCATTCACCTGGACTTTCACGATGAGTAATACGAGTAATTATTATAAGATTATCTGTGCATAATTTAATAACATCCGAAATATGACCACAACATTTACCTTCACATGATATTATAATATAATCGTCAAATTCTTCTAAACCAATACCATGATGTGGATATCCTTTATTAAATTCTTCTATGAATTTTTTTAATTTTATTAAATCATTTGATGAAATATGTATCTCTTCGGTAGTCCAATATAAATTACCCATTATTAATTAATATATTTATATTTGTTTAAATTGTGTTTAATATACACACTAATGTATCATCATTTAACTTAATCATTATATCAATAGGAATATTATGATGTTTAGCTTGTATTAGAATTTCTTTAATTGTTCCGTTTGCATCTTTTCTTTGATAACTAATACCTACAATTGGTAGATATTCAAATCCTTCTTTATTATACTCTACAGTTTTCAGATGAAATGTAGATGGCGTTTGAATAATTTTAATACCATCATTAATTACACTATAAATATGTTCAAGTACTTTACTATAATTTGGTGATGAAATAATAGTTCCATCTATTTCACACTCAAGAATATTTGAGAATGTAAATGCATAATTAGATAATTGTGTAAGATTACTTATAGATATTATTTTTGGTGTAATTTTAATTGTTCCATCTTCTTTAAGAATCATATCATAATTATCTTTTAACTTTAATATTGTGTTAATTCCATTTTCAGTTACTTCAAAGAAATTCATTTTGTTTTTTATTATTCTATATAGATTAATATTGAATAATAAAAGAAATCAATTTTTAAATAAATTTAAGACCAATCTATCACAAGATAATTAATCTTTTTTGTATATTGATTTAGTTGATTTGGACTGAAATTTTGTATATTTGGATAATTATCCTTATCATAAAGTTTGTTATCATGTACATTTAATATTTTATCAAGTATTACATATTTAATATCACACCCAGGAAAAAGATGTTTTAGATTACAAATAATTTCTATTTTATTTGTAATATAGAATTCATCAATTGGTTGATTATAATCATAATTCATATTCTTATTTACTGTAGGAATTGGATATTTATATTTAGTATCTGAATTCGTTTCAGCATATTGAATTACCCCTTTGTGTACATTTTTTATAAATTCAGTAATTTTACTAATTCGATTATCTTCATCTTTTTTTGCTTTCAATTGAAGAAGTTCTTTACTGGAATATTTACTTAATGAAATTAAAATAGGATTAATTTCATAGAATACTTTTTTTGCTTCTTGTTCTATTTGTTCATTTTTCTTTTGCTCTTCTAATAATACTAGTTTTTCACGCAATGTGTTCAGTTCTGAATCAATTTGTGACATTTTTGTTTTTATTAATTATTATATTAATAATTAATAAATAAATCAATTTTTAATTTTCTAATGATTTAACTATATCATCAATCCATTTAAAATCATCAATAAATAATAAATACATTATATTCTTCTTTGCATTTTGTATATGTTCTAAAAAATTTATTTCCCATTTTACTAATTTCTTTTTTTCTTTTTTCTTTAGATATTCTTCACCAGTCTTATTATTTAATTCAATAATCTTATCAAATACTTCATCAACCGTATTATTATGTATTTCAAAAAATTTCATTTCTACTAATTTTACTTTTAATTTCTCAGGATTAAATTTATAATCTCTATTATACTTTGCTTTACTAACTGATGTTTTAAAATGTAATTCTAACTTATCTATTAATTTACCAATACTCTTATACGGAAACATATTATCAAACTTGATATTACAATTGATATCAACAAATAACTCTTCTAACTCATCTAATGTTGAACATTCATATAATTTATATGAAAACATGGTATCAATATTATTTTCTATAAATAATTGTTTCATGCAATAATATCGATGTTGTCCATCTATTAATACATATTCATCTTTTTCTATACTAGAATCTACAATATGCGCAATAATTAATGGTGGAAAATTAATTAATTTATTTTTGTATTTTTTAACCATTGATTTTGTTCTTTCTGTATCTATATTTCGATTTGCATTGTATAGTTTAATAAACTTGAAGGTTTTAGATATTTCTATATCATAAAAGATACCAATTTTAGATTGATGTTTTTCACCAAGATAAATGTTTGTATCTTCTGTTTCAGATTCATTCTCTTCTATATTTACATTTTCTTCTTTTGTATCATTTGCACTTTGATATTCACCAAAATCAATTTCAAGTAAATCTTCATAGACGGACGTCATTTTTATTTTTAATAATATTATTAGATATAATCATATTATTAAATCAATTTTTAAGGATTATATTTAAATATTCATTAATAATAATTATTATAAAATGTTACTCCCAGAAGATACCCATTTCATTCAATTAAGATTTAAATTACATAGTGATGCACCTAAAGAATATATTAAAAGATGGTTAAAATTTAAAAGTATATGTGAAAGTGGTGAAAATAAAGAAATTGTAGAAGATTGGTTACAAAATTGTCAAATTGAATCGATAAAAAATATGCCTTATTTAAATAGATGTGAAGGTGGTATTGGTGGAGATGATAATTTAAAAAATAAACAACTACGATTTAGAGATAAAGAACCAAAATATTCTTGGAAAATAGATAATGATATTGTATTTGATAACATTATTAGTGGTGAAAATGAAAAATGGACATTAGATGAATTAGATGATTTAATTCGTGGATTTAGAAGAATTGCCAATGAATATGTAGAATCTAATTGTATAGATGGTTGTATTGAAATGATAATAAAAAAGAGTTTTAATGATAATTATTTAGATAATAAAGAAGATTATTAATTTTTATACTTTTGACTTTTCCTTTTCAGAACTTTTCTATTTTATACTTTCTATTTTTCTAAAATACTTTTATAGTGTATAATATTTAATATATCTAAATGCATAATTTATTCATTTAGATAAATAAAATATGCATTATATATAAATAATAATAAATATATATAATAAAATGAGTAATGGATATATATATTGTGTATCTACACCAGCAAATAACGATAGATGTAAAGTAGGTGAAACATTAAAAGGTATTGAAGATCGATTAAGAGGATTAAACACCACATCAGTATCAGAAAATTTTAAATTAGATTATTATATTGTTGTTAATCCTAAAAAAAGATTTAATATAGAAAAATCAATTCATAATGATATAATTAATGCTGGATATTCAAGATTTACCGGTAAAGAATTTTTTAAATGTAATCCAAATGATATTAAACATATATTTGAAAAATATGGTAATATTTATACATCAATTAATGAACATAAAAATGTTGAAGATTTGAATGAAAATAAAAAGATAGATGAATCTAATAAAAATATAATTACATTATCAAATATAAGACAATGTGATAAATGTAAAAAAATTTTTAATAGAAAAAGTACATATGATACTCATATGATGCGAAAAAATCCCTGTAAAATAGATATTAATATTAATAATACATGTTCTATATGTAATAAATCTTTTACACAAAAATATAATCTTAATAAACATGCAATAACATGTAAAAAAAATATAATTATAGATAATTCTATTGATAAATTAATGAATATATTATCAGAACAACAAAAAAAAATAGATAAATTAATTGAAATTAATCAATCACTGTCGAATTTATTGTTAAATAAATAAATATTTCTTTTTATTATATTTTTGACTTTTCCTTTTCATAACTTTTCTATTTTATACTTTCTATTTTTCTAAAATACTTTTAGTATTTTCTTTGTCTCTCTCTCTCTCTAAAAAAAATAAATAAATAAATAAATAAATAATACAATGGTAAATATAAAATATTAAAAAATAATGTTATGAAAATGATTAGAATCTACCTGTATTTTTTTGATCCAAAATATTCCAAAATGGATCAAAATAGTACAAACTGTACTATTTTGATTCCAAAATATTCCAAAATGGATCAAAAAAATACAGTTTTGTATTATTTTTAAAAAATGGATTAAAAAAGTACAATTGTATTTTTTTAATCCATTATATTCCATTATAATGCTATTTATATAGTACTAAATACAATTGTAATATAGTCTTATTGAATTATAGTACAAATAATATAATATATAAATATATAGTAATAATTATTAAAAATGACTATATACACATGTGAGACATGTAAAAAAGAATTTAATATAAAAAGATTGTTTAATAATCATTTGATGAGAAAAAATCCTTGTAATCCTATCTTAGATAATAATTGTATTCATTGTAATAAAAATTATTCAAATAAATCAAATTTAACAAAACATATTAAAATTTGTAAAAATGTAATAGAAGATGAAAACAAAACACAAATAGAAGAACTCCGTAAAATGCTCCTTGAACAACAAAAAAAGATAGAAGAATTATCACACGAAAAAGAATCTAATAAAAACATTACAGTAAATAACACCAATAATAATAGTAATAACACAACCAATAACGTTATTAATATTTATAACGTCGGTAAAGAAGATCTTTCACGGTTAAGTAAAGAAGAAATTATTAAAATTTGTACCAGTGGCACTTACTATCCATTAGTAGCGGCAGAAATTATACATTGTAATGAAAAATATCCAGAATTCCAAAATTTTCTAATAACTAATTTAAGAAGTAATGATGGTCTTGTACGAATTAATGATAAATGGGAAAGTAAATCACAAGATGAGATTTTATCTGCATTATTAAAAGTAGATAAAAACCATGTATCATCATTAATGAAAAATTTGCAAGTCGATGATAAATTACAAATAAAATTAGAATCAACCAAAGATGAAATTGATACTAATCAATCTAAAGAGCATCAAAAAAATAAGATTAAAAGAAAATTATATAATGCATCTAAAATGATTACCAAAAATAAAAAGAAATTAGATAAAACAATCGATAATTAAATTATTTATAATTAATAAATAATTTAACTTGAACAATATGATGTAAAAGAAGGTCAACATTTTTATAAATATTTAAAATTGTTTGATTCTTAATAAATTAAAAGAATGATCAAATCACTACAAATTCGTCAGGACAGCGCACATTTGTGTTGCATTAGACACGCGCTCGCCACTCTCGATCTTCGACCTCTCATCCTTAAGATAATTAGTCATCTGGATCTGGAATTGCTCCACACACTCGTCCCAAAGAGGTCTGTTCTTCCACTTGGTCCAGAGAATCTCCTTGATCTCGTCCTCAGTGAACTCCTTCTTGATTGCGCTCTCACAGAACATGATGTTAATCAGTTCGTAATCAGACATGATCTTACGCTGAATGTAAAGCTGCTGCGCCCTGTCCTGCTTCTTGCGCAATGCTTGGTGCTGAGTGTACAGTGCGTGTTGCTGATTGGCAATGTGCCCCTCAAATGCAAGTCTGCCATGTGTCAAAATTCCTTCCAATGTGAAATCAATAATTGCCTTATCTACAGTATGCAACAAATTCAGGGCGGAAGCAGTGAATTCTATGTAGGAGCGCATCTTCTGACTACTCTCTTCTGCATTACGCGGGATACGAGTGAGTGTAAAGAACTTTTGCTTCTCGGATTCCATTTGAAGGGAGGATAAAGGATGTATGAAAATGTGGTGAAAACTAATAGAATTAGTAATCTTTGATAAATCTATTGAATAATATATACAAATATTTTTTCAATTTTTATTATTATATAAATATTTCATCTTATATTTATGATACTTATTTGTATAATTAAAATTTTGACCACCATATTGATTATTAAATTAAATGTATATTTCTAAAGAATTATAACCATCTCTATTAAAAGGATATCTTTTATCAATATTATCATAATTATCTATTAACGAAGTAATAAATGAATTAATATTATCTATTAATTCATTTGAATTATTTTTTATTAATTTTATATTAATTTGATATCCAGTAATTTCATTAATATAAATATTATCTAATATTTTATTATCTAATTTAATATAAAATTTATAAGACTCTTCATCTAATAGTAACGTTTCAGACGTATATTTTTCTGTTATTTTTTTCCAAATTAATGGAAACTTAAGATTCATATTATTAATATCTAATTTATATTCTTTATTAATTATGTATGCATACCATAATGGTCCATTTAAATATTGTGATTCTGAATAATCTTTATCTTTAAAAGTAAAACCAGTAATATTAATTTTTGAATTTTCTTTAACAAGTAATTTAAATTTATTATAATTTTCAACTTCAACTATTTTTAATAAATATTTTACATTATACAATTTATCTGATTTAACAATATTAATTATTATATTATCATCTTCTAAATAACAATTATATTGTCGACTATTCCAATATCTATAACCTGTATTAAATTCTCTATCTTCTAAAATATGAAAAATAATTATCCATTTTTTTCCTTTAATTATAACTTGACCATAAATAATATCAATATCATCTTTTTGATAAATTTCAATTTCTTTTAGTTTTTCTTTAGATAACCAATTAATAGTATTATGATTAATAATATTTTCAAAATCACCAATATTAAATTCACCAGGACCATCTCCTACTACATACGTAGGTGGTACCGAACCATAATCATCTACTTCTGTATATAAATGTTCTAATTTTTCACCATCAAAAATCATTTTGTTATTATTACGATAATTATCATCACCAAAATGAACTATATCTCCTCTAGACATAAATGATTTTGGATCAAATATTTTTTTATAATTTTTATTTGGAAATAATGTATTTGTATATTTATACACTTTACTATTTTCATCCCATTTATATATTGGTCCTGTTTTATTATTGAGAGCATTATAAATATACTCATCATTAATTTGATGAATACACGGCATTTTTATAATTTTAATTAATTAAATTTATTTAATTATATTATCAATTTTTATTATATGAGAAAAGACTATTATTATGGTTCACATGTATCATTTGGTTCTGACATTATAAGTGGAATAGATGAAATTATTAAATACAAAGGGAATATTATACAAATATTTTTATCAGATCCTGTTACAAAAAATAAAATAAAAATAAATGATGATGTATTAAATGCAACAAAACATTATTCAAAAGAAAATAATGTTAAGATAGTAATTCATGCACCATATACAATAAATTTTGCACGTGAATTTAATAAAAGAAGTAAAAGTATTCGTTGTTTATTAGATTATCTAAAAGCATCTCATAAATTAGATGCACTTGGTGTTGTTATTCATTCTGGAAAATTTTTAGATATGAATCGAAATGATGCAATTGAAAATATGTATAAAAATATTAAATATGTATTAGATAATAGTAATACAAAAATATTATTAGAAACACCATGTGGTCAAGGTACTGAACTTGGTTCAAAATTAGAAGAATTTCGAATTATATATAATCAATTTTCAGAAGACGATAAAAAACGATTACGAATTTGTGTAGATACATGTCATGTATTTGCTGCGGGTTATGATTTAACAACTCCCAAAAAAGTAAAAGAATTTATTAAATTATTTGATTTACTTATTGGTTGGAAATATGTTGATTTAATTCATTTAAATGATTCTAAAACAGTATTAAATTCTCATTTAGATCGTCATGAATGTTTAGATCACGGTCATATTGGATTAAAAGGTTTGAGTGTTTTTATCAAATTTGTACATAAGATAAAAATACCAATAATTCTGGAAACAGGTTGTTATCAAGATGATATATTAATTATAAAAAAAATTTTATAATAATAAATTATATAATGAAAAATTTTAATACATATCAAAAATATAAAGTTAATATGATATTAATGGGATTTATTATAGCGGGTGCTTTAAATTATGGTATAACCGCATTTGGATTTAATATAATTGATATAGCAAGTAATTCGGTAAATGATCTAATTAATAAACAAATTTATTTAGATAAAATAATATATGCAATTATTGCAATTTCAGCAATAATATTAATGTTTAATAGAACAACATGGTTACCATTTTTAGGTACTTGTGTATTTCCATCAAAAGGATTAATACCTAATAAAATTAATAACGATGGAGATAAAAAAATAGAAGTAATTGTAAAACCAAATACACGTATTGCATATTGGTCAAGTATTCAAAAAAATCCTAATCAAGTACCTGATGTAGTTTCTGCATATGATGATTTTTCAAATTCAGGTGTAGTTATGTCAGATAATAATGGTGTTGCTATTTTATCAGTGAAATTAGGTACTGATTATATTGTACCTAGTAATAAAAAAATTAACAAACATGTTCATTATCGTGAATTAGATTTAGAATACGGAATGATGGGTGAAGTACAAACAGTATATTATTAATTAAAAATGTTTACTACAAACCGCTTGATACATTTCTGCACCACCAACATCTACAATTTTATCATTAGGAATCATTTTTTTAGTAAAAATTGCAGGTGTTCCATCATTACAGACTTTACATAATGCAGTTAAAAATACAATATTATCTACATGAGAGATTAATTTATAGATATTACCAAATAAATTTTTATTTGCATCTCCATTTAATCCAGCAACGTAAACTCTTTTTGTTTTAGACCATTCAACTACTTTTTCAAATAAATCTGGAAAAAATTGTCCTTCTTCTATAATTATAACATCATATTTTTCAGCATCATATACTTCTGATAATTTAAACCGAGATACACATTCAGTCATATTTTGATCATGTGTCACGATAACAGATTGTTCAGAATATCGATTATCAATTATAGGTTTAAGTGTTAATATTTTTTTATTTAAAATTATATATTTTTGTTTAATCTGAATTAATCGTGATGTTTTACCAGAAAACATTGGTCCAATAATTAATTCTAAATACCCCATTTTTATTTATTATATAGTATCTTTTATTTATTATATAATAATTTCAATATTTTTATATAAATTAATATAGTCTAAATATATGATAGAACATTTAGAATCAAGTACTACAAAATATGAAGATGCTTCTAAATATGAATCATTTGCAGATAATTATATTTTTTTCCCTATTTCAGATTTATTAGTAACTCCATTAAGAAAAATTGGATTAACACCAAATAATGTTACTATATTAAGTTCATTATTTACTTTATCTACAATTTATTTTTTACATATAAATAAAATAGAATATGCATGCGCTATGTATTTTATAGGATATCTACTTGATTGTGTTGATGGTAATATGGCGAGAAAATATAATATGGGATCAAAATATGGAATGGCATTAGATATGTTATCTGATCAAATAACTACAATTATATTATTAGCATATATATTGTTAACTAAAGAATTTAAAAATTATTGGTTATTACTCGTAATAATAATATTAATGTTTTTATGCTCAATTTCAGTCAGTATTGCAGAAGCATTTGCATCTTATAAAAAAACTGGAACAGATAATTTTTATAAGAACAAAGAAGAAGAACTTGCAGGTGAAAATGCAAAAATATATAAATTATATTTGCATACAAACAAAATATCATATAATATGTATAAGACATTATTTCCAAATTATAATGAAGAAAAATTAATGAAATATATATCACTATTAAAAGAATTTGGTCCTGGAAATGCAAATTTATTTGGTATTGGTGTTTTATATTATTTATACACTTAATAATTATTGAAAAATTCTTAACATAAAGATATATATTATATATATAAAGAAAAACCAATATAAATATAAAGAAAAATGGAGTGGGTAAATAGTACACATATTGGCGAAGTCGCGGTGTTACCTCAAATATCTATATCAACTATAACTACAACACTCAAATTAAATTGTAAATTTAATTTAATTAATATTTATCGTTTTGTTAAACTAGATTGTAATAATATTATTGGATTTAAATGTAATGGATGGGTTCGTATCAAATTAGGTGATAATATTACATATTTACCACCTAATACCCAAAGTAAGGATAGTGATGATGAATCAGAGGAGGAAGAAATTATAGTTTCTGCTAAAAATAAACCTAAAAAGTTACCATCTCATTATAATGAGATCAAAGGTTATTACAAAAATTTAAAAATTAAAAGAAGTAAGAATAAATTTTTTAATCAGGTAACTGCGTATATTAAACTGGGTCCTGATCGTTATATTAATGTAAAAATTTTTAAGAATGGATCATTGCAAATGACGGGTATTAAAAAGATATCTGAATGTAATATTATTATTAATAAATTACTAGCAGAGATTAATACCGTTAGCAGTAATACGATTACGTTACCTGCGCAAAATACATTATTACCTGAATTTGTATTAGTTCCGTTAACACCTAATACGGATGTTGTATTTTATGAAAAAACCGAAGCATTGAAAGTGATTACATTTAATATTAGAATGATAAATAGTAATTGTCATGTACCATTTAAAATTAATCGTGATGTACTCTTTGGACTTTTAAAGAAAGAAAAAATCAAATGCAGATACGATCCGAATAGTCATGCTTGTGTAAACATTCGTCATGATATAAATGATAATGACAAGGTATCAATCTTTGTTTTTCAATCAGGGAGTATTATTATTACAGGTGGTAAAACAATATCTGATATTAATAATGGTTACCATTATATTATGAATATTATATCAAAACATTATGAATTAATTAAGAAGAAAGATTTAGATGAGTACATTAACACATTGGATAAAGATGATGATGAAAACAAAAATATTATTAGTTTGAGCAATAATAAATAAAAATTGATTTATTATATTTTTATTTATATTTAACACTATAAATAAAAATAATAATGTCATTTAAGCAGGATTTTATAGATGCATGTATTGATGATAATATTGATCTTGCAAAAAAGATATATAATCAAAATCTAATAAAAATCAATGAATTAACATATGATACTGAAACATGTAGTTTATTTGAATACATGTGTATTCAAAATCATATAAAAATAATAAAATGGTTTATAGAATTAGGCACTGATTCTGGTCCGTATATTAATGGTTTTATTAGTGCTTGTCAATACAATCATTTAGAATTAGTGGAATATTTATTTGATAATAAAAAAGATATTAAATTAGATTTTCAAACTGCATTTATAATATGTTGTCATCTCGGTAATTTTGAAATAGTAAAATGGTTACATATAAATACCCCTGAACCGATTGATATACATATAAATAATGAGACACCATTTTTATATGCAATAGTAGAAAATCATTTTGAAACTGCAAAATGGTTATATTATATATCTATTATAGACGGTAAATTAATAGATATACATGCGGATGATAATTATGCATTTATATATGCATGTTATAATGGTAGACTAGATATTTGTCAATGGTTATATTTAATTAGTAATAATAAAATTGATAAAAGAATGAATGATGATACACCATTAAAAAGTGCAATATTAAGTGGCAATCAAGAATTAATTTCTTGGTTACAAAATTAATTTATTATTTTAAATATAAAAGTAATAAAATATTTATATATATAATGTCAAAACCAACACCAGAACAAATTGCATTGGTTCAAACAAATATTAATAATATTATTAGTTATAATAGAGATGTTTTAATTAATGCAAATATTAAATTAGATAATGCATATACTCTTCTTAACCAACAAAACAATAATGATAAGGGAATGCAAACTGCAATTAATTTTATAGGTGGTTGTTTCTGGGCAATTGGTGGTTTTTTTGGTCCTGCTGGTTCTATTGCAGCGAATGTTCTTGCTGGTCTAGTTACTACTTATGCTACTAATACTCCACCAAATTTAGCGGGTAGTTTTTCTAGTCTAAGTCTTAGAATTGAAAATACTATTAATCAAATTAATGCAGATCTTGCAGATTACTATAAAGATCCAGCTGCAAATTGGGATAAGACATTTTCAGGTTCTTTTACTACTCCATTTGAAACAAAAACAGCATCAGGAAAACTATCAGATTTATCTACAATTAATTTTCCTACACAAGATGACCCTAATTATTATATTATGTTAAATAAATGTATTTTTGCATTTGATCAAAATATCTGGGCAACATTATTAAATGCATGTGTAATTACATATTATGATGAAGATCATAATCCAATGTGTAATTTACCTTATGATACCAATGCAACAGATAATAATTGGTTACCTCATAATAAAGCATTTTACCATACATGGCAATATTTTGACGATACTGATTGTTATGGTAATCACGTGAAATATTATATTAAACATGAATATAATTTAGGTTATGGTGCATCAATGTTTAGTACCAATAGTATTAATGATACTGCATGTGATTATTTATTTATTAATTATTCTAGTGATATAGCAAATGCAAATGGATTATTCCAACGTGATTTTGTATTTACTAAATTAGGTATTCCAACTGCAACTCAACATATTCATAATAATTCTCCTCATGGACGACTGATGCAATTAAGAACACCAGAAATTGTAGAATCTAAGGAAGAGACTAATCAAATTAAATATAAATCAAAATCTTGGTTTGCTCGATTATGTAGATTTTTTAGATCTTCTATTCTAAAACAAAAATAATCTAATTATTATCAATAAATTTATATTCAAATTCTGTATAATTATCTGGTATTTCTTTTTCAATTGAAAGTATATCTCTTGACCACATACCTACTTTATCTTTATTAATACCATTATAATCTCCTCCACCACGACCGTTACCTTCCGCTGTAATCAATGGGAGTGGATGATATAAATTATAATCACTTTTATTAATATATTGTTTTTTAGTATGATTAACAATATATTTATACTCTGAAGAAATTATATTCTGGGGAATATATTCTTTTGATAGTTGTTTATATGTAATATGATATAAATTTTGTTTATTTTCAATTTCAGAATCTGCATAATCACCTGCCCAAACAATTCGTGATTTATAAAAAGATCCTTCTGGTGATAGAAGATATTCTATTGCATTAACAAACTTATTATTAATGTAAGAATGTTCAGTCAATTTCATACCATTTCCAAAGTTCACTTCTATAAAAATTCGAATAAAATCTTTTTTATTTTCTTCCTTTTCAGCGAGAAAAACAACTTTGTAATATTGACCCATTTTGTATGTTAATTTATTTAATATGATAATTAAATAAATTAATTATCAATTTTTATTTTGATCTTTAGGAAAAATAAAAATTGGAAATTTTTAAAAACTATTATCAGACATATTAGGATCTAAACTTGGATTAATAATATTATTATCTATTTGAACTTGACTATTTTGATTAAAATTATTATCTAAACCAGGTGTAAAACTAAAAGTTGGATCCGCTTTGTATAAGATATTATTAATGTATGGATTATCATATATCATATCTTGAGGATTAAATGCAGGATATGTGCTGGGTATTTGAATATTTTTGAGATTTTGATGAAATGGTAAATAATCTGAACTAGGTAAAAATCCAGTTGTTGATAACATTGTAGATGGATAATTTTTTAATGTCATACTATCATATTGTTTTGGATCAGGAGGTTGGAATGCTTTTACTTGTGTTGGAGAATTACGTGCAAGTAAATTTTCTTTAGTATCACGTATAAACATATTTCTTTCTGCTGCATCTGATGTATATTGTCCTACACCATTCATTGTTCCTACTGCTCCCATTCCAGCAGTGTTCATATTTTGACGTAATGTTACCATAGGTGTTACATTTTCTGCTATATAACCACCCATATTATCCATTACCATACCACCAGTCAACGGTGTATAATTCATTCTTAGAGTTGTCATTGGATTAGTTACTGTAGATGTATAACCATTACCACCAATTGAAGAAACAGGTAAACCCATCAAGTTATTACTAATAATTCTATTTGTAGGTGTTGCATTATAGTTAGATATTTCACCTGCAATATTTCCACCACCTACACCACCAGTATAACTGTCATTGGTGATTGCTCTGAATGTTGCAGTAGGTTGAAATAATGAAACTTCACCTGTTCCACCACTATTATTACCCATAGAACCAGTAAAATTTGCATTTTGATTTAAACGTTGAGTTGCCATCGCTTGATATAAAGATATTTCACCATTTCCTCCACTGTTATTACCCATAGAACCAGTAAAATTTGCATTTTGATTAAATCTTTGTGTTGGTGTATTTTGATACTTTGACATTTCACTAAAACCACCATTACTATTACCCATACCACCTGTAAAACTATCTGTTTGATTTAAACGTAGTGTCGCCATTGGTTGATATTTTGATATTTCACTAAAACCACCATTACTATTACCCATACTACCTGTATAATTTGAATTTTGATTTAAACGTTGTGTAATTGTTGGTTGATACATTGACATTTCAACACCACCACCACTACTATTACCCATAGAACCAGTAAAATTTGCATTTTGACCAAATCTTTGTGTTGTTGTTGCTTGATAACTTGACATTTCAGGTACTGCACTACCACCCATACCACCGGTAAAATTTGCATTTTGACCAAATCTTTGTGTTGTTAATGGTTGATATGTAGATACATTACCTGCTGAACTACCACTTAAACCAGCAGTATAAGTAGAATTTGCAGTTGATCTTTGAGTTACAGAATTATTAAAAGATCCAATATCATTATTAGGTCTTTCTGTTTGAGTACCAATTGCAGTATCTAAAGGTGCTAATTGAATTTTAAAAGGATTTTTCGCTTGACCAAAATTATCAATTGATACACCCGCTTCAAAATTACCAGGACCAGCAGTACCCTGTTCAACAAGTTCTTCTTCACCACGATGACTTTTATCAAAATTAAAATTACCTTTATCTGTAGGACCAGTAACACTACTAGAGGTAGGCATTAATATATAATCTTCACCTAAGGTACCATATGTTTGAGGTTTTTTATTTATTATATCACCTATTACTGCTCCTTTTTCTGGACCACTTGAACCTTTTGTCATTGGTTGAGTATAAGATACTTGAGGATTATCCCATCTTCTTAATTCATCAATTGTTTTTGTTTCAGGTTGATAAGGATCTTGAAAACCAACTTTACCATCTTCATTCGCACCAATATTTAATCCAGGTGTAACTTTAATTTCTTCAAACGGTTTATCATTACGTCTTTCTTTACCTGAAAAATATCTATCTTGTAACATATCAGTTTGAACAGGTGTACCTCTAGTAAATGATTTCATCATATTAGGTTGTGATACAGTAGAAAACCCTTCTTCAAAATTTTCAATAATATTTGGTTTTTCTTTTTTTGAAAAATAAAATCGTGAAGAACCAGTATATATATCTAATTTTTGTTCCATATTTCTAGAATTATCTTGAGTAATTAATAATCCTCTATCTTTAAAAAAAGGTTGCATATTATTATGAATTAATTCATCTTTTTTAAATATTTTATATGTCATATCGTCATCTGATTTATTATAAGGTGTCCAATTATCAGGAAGAGTTAATTTACCCATATTTTCAGGAACGGGATTATGTTGAATAATTGGTTGTGATGAAAATTGTTCATCTAATGTTGTTAATTTATTAATAGGTCCTTCCATTAAATTTACATCATTACTATACTTATCTAACATTGAATCACCGATTGTATTCTTATAACTAGGTCCTGAAATAGGTGATGTATACTTATTTTCAGTATCCATCGCATATACCCTTTTATTGTACAATGATGGAATTATATTATTATTATTTGGATCGTTGGATAATAATTTTTTTTCTTGTACTTTAGATTCCATCGCTTCCATTACTCTCTTTTTTTGATCAAATCCATTACGAGTTTCGATAATTATATTATCATCATCTTCTTCATCAGATTCAATATAATTATCATTTTTATTATTAATGAATCGATCACTTATATATTTTCCAGCTATACCAAGGAGACCAATAGCTAAAACTTCCATATTATTATTATCTAATAAAAATAATATAAAAAAATTTATTTTCTATTTTAATATGACATCGTTTTATATTTATTCATCACAGTTTCTAAATCTATTTTTGTATCATATCTAGTACTTCTACCATCTCTGTTATTACCTTCAGTTTCTTTAGAACCATTGTATACCCATTCTCTAGGATCAATGATAGGATTAAATGTTACATCGTATGCAGTTTCACGAAAAATTTTGTTATCTCCATCTAATCTGGAATTATTATTATCTAAATAATTATCACAATCTACAGTGTTAGGGTTAAAATTAGAAACAGTTTGAAGTAAACGTTTTTTCTTTTCTTCTAAAGTATTTCCAGATGTGTATTTTGTATCAGAATAATCTCTCGCAAGCATATTTTCAACATCTACTCTTAAGAGTCTATCTCCTGTATCTATTTCTCCAATATCACCAGTTCTATTAGATCTAGGGCCATTATAAGATGCGCATTTTTTTGCATTATCCCATGAATTATTATCTATAGAATAATAATTGGGTTTAACAGATTGAGTTGTTAATTCTTCTTGAAATAATGAATCGTATTTAGTTCTAGCAAAAATTCCTGCCATATTTCTATATACTTTCTATATATAAATTTATTTAAAATATTAAAAAAATAAATATATGATTTATTTTTTTATTATTATTATTTATTTAAATTTTATTTAAATTGAACCATATTTGTTGGTGCAATTTCACGGTCATTTAATCTAGGAACAATAACATTATCATATTCACATTTATTTTTACCAGCAGGTGTGCACGCTTCAAATTTTTTTGTTGCGCATTTTGTTCCAGGTAAATTAATTAAAAGTAAATCATTTTCTATTTCAACACGTTTATCTTTGCTAACTAATGTATTAGACATTTTTGCACCTTCATTTTGTTTGCTTGTTAATGTATTTTCATTATAGTCTAACATTAATTGATATAATTCAGGAGATTTAGTTGTTGTTGTGTATTGTAATGTAGCGCATTCATCGTATGGTAATCTATCAAAAATTCCTGCCATTTAGTATATTATATATAAATATAAAAAATTTAAAATTAATAGAATAATTTTAAATTTTTTCATTTTATCTTAATTTACTATTAACATATCTTGTATCGTCACCTCCTAAATTTTTAAATACAGGAAGAGATGTTAAATAATATGGTAAATCTGGTATTCTTTCTGCATCTTTTACAATTGGTCTATAATCATTACTTCTTGTTTGTTCTCCTAAATATATTTTTTCATAATCACTAGGATTTCCAAATCCTCGACCAATTGTTTTTTGAGGTGGAGACATATGTGATGATAAATCGATATTTAATCTTCTTGGTGTTGATTTAAACGTATAAAATTCACCTTTATCTTTTACTCTATCGTATTCTTGAATTATTTGTTTTAATACATCATTATTTGTATCATAATATAATGATGGAGTATTTCCAGAATCAAATTCATTAGATGAAATACTACCAAATGTTTCAATATTTTTTCTTTTTGGCATATTAGTTTCTATCATTTCTTTTTGTTCTCTATTTACTGTTCCAAATATTAAATTATTTTCATTTGTAATATCTTGATAATTATTTGTTCTAAGAGATGGTATAAATCCAATTGTTTCTAATGATGCATTTAATTGATTAGGTAAATTGTTGGTAGGATACATTGATGGAGAAGGTGATGGCGATGATGATGAATTACATTGATTACATGAACTATCAGATAATTTTTGAAAATTTTTAGTATAATCGATATATTTTAATTTTTCTTCAGTTCGAGACATATATTAAGACAAGAAAATAAAATAATATATATAGTGTATAAAATGGAAACAGATATATATAAAACAGAAACAGATATTTATGAAACATTTAATAATATTTTTTCAGAGTCTCCTAAAGAACCTAAATCTATTTTTCTTGAACTTAATGTTCTAGATCCCCTTAAAAATGAAGAAGTATGCGATAAACAAATATCTGATATATTTGAATTTTTATTAAATATGTTTGTATATGGTTTTAATAAATTAAATTTATCATTTACTCTAGAATCTGTTCAAATTTTAAAATCTTATTTTGCCAGTATTGGTTTTAAATTTAATATTGAGATTGAACAATTTGATACTATCTTATTTAATGATATACGTTATAAATGTAGATACTGTACAATTGAATCATCTTTTCTTGGTCAAACTCAAGATAATAAACCATATTTTATATTAAATCGTAATGATTTCAATAGAACTAAATTAAATGAATTTATTGCAGTTTTTCAATATGCATATGATTCAATGAATTTTATTTCATTTGATGTTATCTAAGCAAAGAACAAAACTCTGCACTCCAAAAATAAATATCTCGTGGTTTAGATGTCAATGTATAATTTTTATAATTTGTTAATAGTTCACCATAAATATAATCACGTTTTCTCTCGTCGATTATATTTACTTCTATTAATATTGGAATAATACAATCTAATTCAGATTGTAAAATTCTAATTAATGTATCATAGGATGTATTGAGAGTATACTGATATTTCTTTGTTCCTTCGCAAAATGCAATTTTTTCTCCAGATTCAATTAATATTTTTCGTCTAATATCAACTGGAATTATAGTAACAATCTTTCTATATTCAGCAATATAAAAATCAGTAATATACTTTTTAATCTTTGGATGATAATCGAACAATGGTCTTAGTTCATCTATGTTCAATAATATAATATTAATAAAATCTCCCCTTGGATCAAATATTGGTTTTTCAGTTGTCAAATCAATATGACAATGATTTTCACCATATGTAATATCAAATAGAATCTTCTTTTTGAATAACTCTTTGTTATTTGATATATTATATAGATTTCTAAAAATCTCCCTAGTATCTGCCCCAGTATAATCTTGAACAATTAGTTTTGAATTATTTTGTAATATAATATTTGTAATATCTTTAAGAAATGTATCATGAATATTAATTATTTCATGTGGGATTCCATAAGTTCCAATAGAACCAGTATTTCTCATATACATATTAATTACAAAAATCTCAATTCGTTGATCACTCGAAATCCATCGATGAAATCCATCACTATCATCGTAATCCAAATCATATGATGTAGATAAAAAATACTGATGTAAGAAATCCATACATTTATCAAATTGAGGATCAATCAAAAGAATTCTAATTGTATCTGTTGATTTCTTAATTTGATCTTTCAAAAATACTGGAATAAGTTGATCTACTTCTGGAGTAAATTGCTCTAACAATTGCACCCGTGGATATGTTCCAATTCCAAAATAAGTTAAATCACGAGGATTTGCTTGAAAATATGATATCAAAAAATAAAAAATAATAGAATCCATATCATTATCCATCTGATATTACAATGGTTGATATAAAATAAATATAATTTGATATATTATATTTATTTTTCAATTTTTATTATCATAATAAAAATTGAAAATTTATAAAAAACTAGGAAATGAACAATTTTCATTTTTATCTTTACATCTAAAATCAGATTCCATTAGTTTTAAAAATGGATTTATATCATTTGGAAATTTACGTTCTACATTAAAATATAATGCTTGCATTGATTTTCTATCAAATAAATCTGATTCATTTCTATATAAATTTTCTTCAAAATTTTCTTTAATTTTTTTATTATCTGTTTTACATGATGTTAATCCATCATTTTCCCATAATGTATTTGCATATGGATTATCAATAGTGGATTCACGACATTGTTCTTTTAATTCTTCTTTAGTTGTAGAATATAAAAATATTGACATTATCCAAAATAATAAACCAAATCCATATTTTTTAAATATAAATAGTATTAAACCAATATATAATCCAAACATTATTAATCCTTCTCGATTAGTTGGATTGAAATTATATAATTTTTTAGTATCCATATATTTTGATATAAATTGTTCTATCTCCATTATTATAAAAAATCATAATTTTTATAATAATAATTTATTATTGAAGTTTTTGATTCTTTAAAAATTCTTCTAAACCCTTCATTTGATCTTCAGAAATATTTCCTGTCGCCTTTTCTTTACCTACTTGTGCCATAATTCTAGATGTAAATTTACCAATTAATTCTTTAATTGAAATTGATGTACAATCTCTAAATAATTTTGATTTCTTTAATTTTTCAGATATACTTGATAATTCATCTTTGTTTTCTTTCATTGATTTACTTCCTGAAATTATATCATATATTGTTAATTTTCCATCAGTTAAAAACTCTTGAAGTTTATCTTGTGCTTTATCAATTGCAAAATTTAATAAATTATCCATTTTATCATCTCCTTTTTCTTTACTGTAATCATCAATTAATTTCTCTAAAATTTCAATAATATATTTTTTACCTAATTCACCGTCACCTTTTTGAGATAATTTATCAATAACTCCATTTATATCAATTTTATCAAATCCTGTTGATGCCATAATATTTTTAATTTTATCAGGTGTAATACCTTTCATATCTTGAAATTGTTTTATATCAATTTTTGTAAAATCTAATTTGTCTAATCCAGATAATGTTAAAAATTCAGTTAACATAGTTGGATCCATGCTTGATATCGTATTACTAATTTTCTTTAAATCAAAAGTACCTTTTTTCTTACCTAAACCATCAAGTTTATCTAATAATGCATTAACTTGTTCTTGATTTTTTGTTAATTCATTTTGATTATCTGCAATAATAAGATAAATCATTTGAATCGTTTCCCATACAAAACTAATTAATGTTTCATCAATATTACTTTCAATTAAATTATATAAATTAATCTTGTGCAAAAATACAAGTTTGTACTTTTTATGAAATAATAATTTATCCTTGTTTAGTAAATATTTAAATAATATCTCATTTGTAGAAATTTTTTCATGAAATGTTTTTAAAATATCTTTGTGATTAAATGTGTTTACATCTAATTCATAATCAACAAGTTTTAATTTATTAAAACTCTCCACAAATTCAATATATCTTTTAGTTGCTAATTCAGGAACTTCTGTCATATTATATGATAATTAATTGAATCCTCTTTAAGTCTTTAAAAATTATTTTTAAATATGCATAAATAATTTATTTTTTTCCTCGTAACATATTTAATATTCTTTTTTTATTTGTTAAATTTTCTTCTGGACGTTCTTGATCAACAATTTTTGTTGAAAATGTATTTTCATTTAAAATTAATTCATTTTTAGTAGGAATTTGAAATAATTTATCTGTATTTTTTTCATCTATAAATGTATAACTATCTGATATTTTTGTAATTTCTTGTTTTGCAATACCTAATTTATCCTGAGGTGATGGTTCTGTTAATTTTTGTTCTTTATTTTTAATACTATTTGTTTTAATATTAAAAAATGAAATTGTTTTTATCCAACCTCTTACATTATTTCTTTCAATTGGTGTAGTAATATTTGGTATTATTAATGTTGGTAATTCACATTTATATAAACAATCTCGAAGAATCATATGTAAATTTACAGGATTATAATTACTTTTATCTATTAATCTAAACGTTGATAATATATTATTATTTTTTAATTCCTCTATTATATCATTTGAAAATGTATCATTTGAATCATATAATAAAATTCTATTTTCATTCATATATTTTTATAGATATATTATGCTTAAATATTAATTATAATTATAATAATTATTTTAATTATTTATTATATGTCTGAAGAAAATATACTTGATGCTCATTTTCGTATTTTTAAAAAATTAATTTTTGTTATATCATGTTATGATATTGATTATGCATATCAATATGCAGATAACTTAAATAAAAATTCATTTAAAAAATTTTTTACAATTATTAAATCTAATGATATAAATATAATAAATGATGCATATGATGAAAATAAAAAAATTATTATTGTAACACAATTACCTATTCCAGATATGTATTCTTTTAATTTTATAACAGATACAATTCATATTCATCTTGCAGTACCTTTTTGGTATAAATATAATAAATTACCAGAACAAGAGAAAAAAATACTAGAAGATCAATATAATACATACAAAGATAATATTCAAAAAATTCCTATACAAAAATTTGTGAATATTAATGATAATCGTAAAATATATGATCAAAAAGCAGATGATAAATTATATAATTTTATGATTGAATTAATTGAAAGACATTTAAATAATCAAAATAAATTTAAGAGAATGAATCATACTGGTGGTAAAGCAATTATTTATGGTGAAAGAGAATTATTAGAATAAATTTTAAATAATTATTAATATTTAATATTAATAATTAAATTAATGTTCAATCAATTCTAATTTTAATTGTTTTGCCATACTCTTTAATGATTTACTTAATTTATCAATACATTCATCAAAAATATCCGTAATAGATTTCTTACATTTATACCTTATTTGTAACGTTCTCATTGAAATATTTGGTTGATGATCTCCAGCAAAATCAACACTCTCATGCATTTGTAATAAATATCCAAGGATACCACCTAATGTCATATCTTCATTCGGAATATTTAAAATACCTTCTTTTTCACTATCCGGATTTACTTTTTCTTTAACCATGTTATTCAAAAATTCTAATCTCATCAATAAACATGAAAATGCACGTCTTAACGCCTCTTTTTCTGAAAATTGTTGATTTGTTTCAAAATTAAATATAAATTTATTCTCTTCTACCTGCTCATATGCACACCCCGCAACAGGATCATAAATAGCGGGAGACTCATATTGTTCTTCTAAATTTACTCCAAGTTGTGATTGACATGTACATTCAAATTCTTCATCATTGTTTAATTTTAATAAAAGTATAGGTTTTTTATACGGTGATTTAATTTCAGTACCATCCAAATAAAACTTTGCCATATCTGTAGTAACCATAGCAAGTTTACCTGTTTTATTCTTATAATTGATATACATTGATAAATGATTTTCATTAATAGTTTTACCATTATATAAATCTAAAAATTGTAATACTGTTTTTTCATCATTTTTAACATACATTATTGGAATATTCATAAAACGTTCTCTAATTTGATCATTATTTAATATACCCGTATTCTTAACAATCGTTACTTTAGAATATGCATATGTTGGTATATATGTTTTTAACACTCGACGTAACATATTTGCATAATGAAATGTAATGTTATTTAATTCAAGTTTGATATTTGAATTAGAATATCCTCCCCTACATTCATTTTGTTCTATTATTTTTACAGAAATTTTATCCATTTTATTATATTAATATATAATAAAATCCTTATACGTATTATTATCAATTTTTATTCAAAAAATAATTTTACTATTTTTAAAGGAGATTCCTTCAGTAATCCTTCATTAGACTCAAATGCTCTAATGCAATTACCTAACTTCCATACATCTGTTGCATTCATATAATATTTTAAAAATTTTCTCATTTCATTTAACGTTAATTGTCTGTTTTTATGTATACCCTTCATCTTACCAAGTGTATAAAAAATAATATTATATTCATGATTATCCATAAATAATCTCTTAAATTCATCTTCTTTTTTATGCATCATATTGTTATTGTTAAATGTATAATATATATCTAACATTCTTTGTCCAATATACGTAATCACTGCATTTAGTAATCCAACTGTTTCTACTGAACCAAATTCTTCAGATTCTTTATCATTATACACTTTATTAACTAATAGATTTTTTTGATACAAATGAATATATTGTTCTTGTTTTGTTTTATATCCTGGATTATATTTCATCTTATCATAATAATTATTATGCATTATTTTACATAAATGATTGTCCGCTTCAAATATATATCCCTCAATATCTGTTACATTAGATGATAAATTAGAATTTACCTCTTCTAACGTTAATTCAGGAGATGATTCAATCTTTACTTCTGATAATGATACATTTACTTTTTGATTATCACCATTTCGAACAAACAATAAAAATAATTTAGCATATTTATCACCAAACTTACTTTCATAGGAAATATTAATAATATTATCATAATGAACTAATTCAAAATAATACTGATATTGTTTGTCTAATTTAGATTCAAATTGATCTTTGGTTAATTCAATTCTAGATAAACACTCTTCAAACATTTGACCATGCGATAATTCTGATTTTATTCCAGATACATATTTGTGAGTCTTATACATGTCTATTTCACGACGTGTTGCATAATACCATTTATCATTGTAAAAAAATACACTAATTAATGTTCCTTCATGACTTTCTGTAAATTTAAATGTATTTGAAGAAACAAGATATTTTAGACCTGCCTCCTGTGTTAAATATTCTATATTAGGATGAGAAAATGATATAATTTTACCAGTATCTTGAGAAAATATAATACTGCGACATACATTGTAGATATCCCATTTTGTATATTCTTGAGATGATTCAGAAAATAATTGAATTAAATTATTATCATATTTTTTATAATGTAATCGATGGTGATATGATTTATGTTGCATATTTTTATATATAGTATTAATTAAATCCTCTACATTAAAAGTAGGTGCTAAGTTACTTAAAAAACTATTTAACGCTTCCATTTTGTGTCTTTTATATATAGTATATACATTTCTTTAAACCCTACTCTGAGGAAGAAAGCAATTTTATTTTTTCAGTATTGATATTATAGAGAACAATATGTTTATAAATCAATTAGATAAATTTATAGAATTAGAATTTAATTATACAAATGATTATATTTCAAAGAATAAGTTTGATAAGAATCTAAAAAAAGATATAAATTTTTTTGAAACATACTATCAAAAAATTATTAATAAAATTAATTATTCTAAGATCTTTGAATATATAATAGATGATTCAAATAAGAAAAAAATTCAAATAATAGTAGAAAAATATGTATTATTTTATTTATTATTAACTCTTACTCTTAAAGATGATGAAAAAGATAAATTAAGTGAAAATAATGATAAAATTTTTATTGAAAAATTATTTATTATATCAAATGAATATCCTATATTAGATAGTGTATATATTGGAGAATTATTAGAGATATATAAATCATATTATATATCTCTTACACTTGTAACATTATTAAAACAAAAAAAAGATATATCAGATTTAAAAAATGAACAAACAATTGAAATGTTACAAATATTTTCAGATATTGGTATAGATAACGTATTAAAATATTTTGATTTAAAAAACAATGGAATGCATAATATTATAGTATGTTTACTATTTAGAAAATTATATATTAAAACTGATAAAAAGGATATTGCAATAATAGAAGAATCAAATGATAATATAAATGCGGAGTTTAAATATATTGACATTGTTGAAGCGAGAACAAAAGAAATAGATTTTGCATCTATGGAAATGTTATTTGATATAGAAGATAGAACAAGTGGATTACCAGATGATTATTATAGTTTATTAGAAGAATTTAAATTAATATCATTAGGTGATGTTGAAGAAAATTTATCACCTGAATTTGCAATTCAATCAAATCTAATATCTGATGATCAAAAAATTGGATTTTTATTTCATAAAAAATTATTAATACCAATTACTGATGAAATATTAAGATATCATGTAAATGCTGAAAAATACTCAAATGAATCAATAGGTGAATCAAAAGGAGAAAATAAAAGAGTAGATACAAAATTAAATTATATTATTAATAAAATTAATACCGTTACAGAATTATCAACAAAAGAAAAAAAAATATATTATCAACCATTATTTTATCGTCAAGCGATACCATATAATGATATAGAAGAAATGAAAATTATTAAAAAATTTGCCGATATTGGAAAAGTTAATTCAGAAAATGTCCAAAGTTTTACTGATTTATTATCATTTAGAGTATATCCATATATTAACTTTAAAAATTTTCAACACTATGGATTTTTACATAAACATAATTATTCAACTGAAGCATTACGTTATGCAAATTTTAGATTTAGAAAGAATGAAAATTATTTGCATTTAAAAGATAAAAATATGCAATGGAGAATAATAACACATGATAATTTTAGAATAGATAATAAACATAATTTTGATAGTGCGATTGTAGGTGTTGCATTACCCAGATATATTAATTTTAAACCATATGATATTAGATGTCTTAAATTAAATACATCAATAAATATTAGAAGATATAATCGAAATGGATATAAAATAACAAAACATATATTACAAAATATAATTCAAAACAATAAAATATTAAATAAGACACCTTTTTGGATATTTGATACTAAAACAGATACATTTAATCAAGAAACGTATGATGATTTAAATAATTTATCACCTCAAATATATTTTAAAAAATTATTAGGAAAAATGTATGATAATATAGAAGAACAAACATTAAATCGTATATTAAATGAGTATGAATATTATCAACCATTATCTCTATATCAATCATTACAAATTTTTAATATTATTACAAGTAGATATGTCCCAATACCAAAATTTTCTGATAAAATAGCAAAAATTAATTATGCAAGATATTATACATATTTACCTCAACGTATATTCACGCAAGATATTAAAGATATTACATTTACAACCTCAGAATTAAAAAAATTACCAGTATATAAACTACCAACAAAACCTCCAATTGTTACACTACAAATAAATAATGAAGAAAATAATAAATTTAATATTTTAGATGTTGCAGTATGTCAACATATTGTAAGTTTAGAAGAAATTCAACGTTTTAGAGAACGTGATCCTACATTATTTACTCAAAAAATTAATGATTTTTATAAAAAATATATTATTGATAATACAAATAATAATTTTATTTGTAAAAGTTGTTCTCAATTCATAAATATAGATAAGTATGTTTCTCAATATGGTGATTTAATTAAAATTAATGCTGAATCTAGATTACCACTTGAACAACAAAAAAGATATGATAAATTTGGAAAAGCAATTGCATCATTAGATAAAATTATTGAACGTATGGGATCAATTTTTAATTTATCTGATTATATGGGAAACAATCCATCATCTATATTAAAAAGAAGAGAAACAATTAGATTAGTAATTGATTTTTTATTATCTTCTCAAGATATTCGTTCTAAAGATCCCGCTGTATTTGATAAAGAAATTAATGAATTAGAAACAATATCTGGAAGTAAATATAGTGAATATTTTGCATTTCCAGTTGAAAATGATATTTTTGTATATTCTAGTAGAGATACAGATAAATTTAAAAGAAAAAAATACAATACAATTTTAACCCATATTGCAGTATTAATGATTTTAGAATTAAATGCATCCAGTATTTTATATTTTAATACTGATAAATTAATTAATATTACTGTTTTTGAAAAATATGGATTAAATACATTAGAAAATCTAAAATTACGTATTAATATGGGTAATGATTTGATACATTTAGGAAATTATATTCTATTAGGATATGTAATATATTATATGGCGTCTATGATGATTAAAATGAAAATATATGAAATAGAAAATCAAGAAATTGATGTTAAAAAAATGATTCCACCATTAGATAGATTAAGAATTATGCATTCTATTACACACTTATTATCAATTATAGTTAATAGAAGAATTAAAAATTCAGAATATTTATATACAATTTTAGCAAATAATTATTTTATTAAATTATTAACAGTGTATAATATAAATACATCTGAAACAATATTAAAAGATATTCGATATTTTTCTCTTAAAAAAATAGATAATACACCTTCTAAAAAATTAGTTACTAATAAACAAACATATCATATTCTTGATGGAATAATGGAACATTATTCTAAATTTTCAGGTAAAAAATCAGATGTAGGAATGAATAAATTAGAAATAAATTCATTAAATGTATTTAAAAATAAGGTAAAATTATATTTACAAATTTATCCAATAAAGAAGGTAATATATGATACAAAACTAGATCAAGAAACAATTAATAAAATGATAAAAAAGAATTTACTATGGTTTTACAATAAAGATAGTTCTGTAATTAAATTAAATATTGATATATTAGAATTAGATAAATATTCATTAACTGATTTATTAGATATTAAGAATAAATATATTAAATTAATTCAAAATAGAATAGATAAACAAAGAAAAGAATTGATAAGTAAAGCAGAATACCAAAATAAGAAATTAAATAAATTAAAAAGATTAAATGAAACATTAAATCAAGAATTATTACCATTTGATGAAATATTAGAAAAATTTTTAACAAAAGTAGAAAAATATGTTTCTGCTCATCAACCTATATATCAAGATGATTATTTTTTACGTAATTCTATTTTTATAATTAATCATGATTTTACAGGATTTCCAATTAAACCATATAAAATAGATAAAATAACTATTAAATACAAAGATACGGTAACCAATAAAGATGTTATAATTTATAAAGAAAAAAATACAGAAAGATATTATGATATTTATACATTATCATATTTAGGATATAAAACAGATAAAACTGAGTATGTATCAGTAATGAATTCACAATATTTAAAAATACAATATTCATTAATGGATAAAATTAAATATATTGGAACATATAGAAAATATATTAATGTATTACCATTAGATAAACAAATAATACATCAATCTAAATTCAGAGGTGACATTATATATAATAATACAGAATTAGTAAATCAAGTAATAAAGAAAAAGATTAATCATGAAAAGATATTATTAGAAAAATTTCAAAGAATATTATACACTATTAAAAATCAAAAAAATCAAAGAGATAAAAAAGAAGAAGAAAATAAAGAAAGTATAAATCAAGAAAAAAAGTTAATTAATGAATTTATTCCACGATTAAAAAATTTAAGAATATTAAATGATGAATTTATTTTATTTTTACAAAATTGGAAAAATGTAACATCATCATATACATTTACTCCATTTACAAATGATTCAATACTAAAAGATTTAATATTAGATTCTGATAATATTAATAGTAATTCACAATATAATATTTTAATCCGATATTTATTAACTCAATTAATTAATTTACTTGAATTTAATGATGATAAAACAAATATTAATTTATGTAATTGTATTGCAATGATATTTGATTTAATGTGGAAAGAATATAATATACAAGATAATTATGAAATTAATAAATTTTTATTATTATTAAATTCAACACAAGAAGATAATTTTATGTCAACCTATGATATTGAAGATGGTGCAGTTGAAATAAAAGTCCAAGATGATACAAAATTAAATAAAACAGATATAGAAAAAAAGGAACAAATAATAGAACAATCTCAAGATGAAAAAGAAGATTTTAAAGAAGAACAAGATGCAATTGATGTTGAAGGAACAGAACCTGAAGATTTAGACTTGGGTGAAGAAGCAACAATGTATGATAGAGAAACAGAATAAAAGATAAATATAATTTTGATTTAAAGTTAAATTAAAATTATACTATATAAAATGTCTTCCGAACCTGATTATTTATTTGAAGATCCTCCTATTAATAATCAAAAATTTGTATGTATCAGCGTATTAACTCCTAAAAATTTTAAAGAAGAAACCACCATGCACACTCTTAAAGTAAGAGGATCATATGATACATATGAAGAGGCAAAAAAACGTGCAGATTTCTTAAGAAATATTGATTCTAATATTAATGTATATGTTGGTGAAGTTGGTAAATGGTTACCATTTGAAGATAATCCTGAAAATGCCAAAGATCATGATTATCAAAATAAACGTTTAAATAGTATGATGAAAGGTTATTTAGAAAACCAAGAAAAAGCAAAAGAATTCCATGAACAAAGAAAGAATGAAATGATTATGAAATCATTAAAAGAAAATGAAGAAAAAGAAAAGAGAAAACAAGCTCGTGAAGAAAGACGTAAAGCGGGTGAAGTAGTAGATGATGATGCAGAAGAACTTGCTTTTTCTAAAGCGAATAATCAAGAGAAACCAGCAGAGGAATTACCAGTAAAATCTGGTGAAGAAACAAATTTTAATAAAAATGCATCTGAAGTAACTAATGTATCTGGTACATCTTTAAAAAGTCAAAAAGATGCACAAATTAAAGAAAAGGAATTAGATATTAAAGAAAGAGAGAAAAATATTAAAGATGAAAAGGATGAATTACAAAAAACTCAAGAAGAGTATAATAAGTATCAACAAAAGACTGAAAAAGTCAGAAAAGAATTAGAAGAAGCAAAAAAAATCTATGAATCAATGTTAGCGGCAGGTATGAAAGGTAAATCCAATTAAATCAAATATTATATTTTAATTTTCTTGATATTAAAGTATGATAAATCAAATATTTTTAATTATTGGAGTTATTTTAATAACAATAGGATTTTCTAGAATGTATTTTACAAAAGATAATTCTAAGATAATATATCGATATATACCAAGATCTTTTTCAGAAGATCAAGAAAATCCACCACCATTAAGTGATTTATACGGTACAATGTTTAGTGGTATTGATCCAAAAGAAGGTGCGGTATATCAATCAACTATTCGAAAAATTTAATTAAATACTGTTTTATTTATATAAGCATCTCGATAATCATTTATCTTATTTAGTTTAAAATAAGATTCTTGATCTTTTCTATATTCTATATAACTTGATGCAAATAAGATATTTGTGTCTCTTAGATATATAGATACCACATTATTATTAGGTCTCCATTGATATCTTAATTTAATATTTTTATCAAAATCTTTACCGTGAATATTATTAATATTACGTGTTAGAACACATGGTCCTGTAATATCTATTTTATTTTGCCCATAATCTTTATTTTTTGTTTTAGTAATAATTTCATTTATAGAATTCATAAATATTTGATTATTTGGTGATGATATAAAAAATGTATTTTGTATTTCTTTACCGTCATAAGAATCTTTACATAATCCTGAATTGGTATTTAAAAATATAAATTCACTATCTTTAATTAAATCTATTAATGGTATGTAAGTATGATATTTAATATCTATATATACTCCACCGTATTTATAAATAATACAATATCTCCATAAATCTGCTTTATATGCACCTGGAATTAATGAATTATATGCATCTAATACATCTGAATTAAAATTATCTTTAATAAAATTAATTCTGTCTTGATCATCATATAAATAAATATCAAATTCAGGATTCATTTTTTTTAATAACAATATATTATTATACATATTGATTGGTAGTCTTTTTGTTTCCCATGTTAAATATATTTTTAAAGGTACTTTATTTATTATATCTCTAATTGAAGTATTTATTCTCGGAATAAAAAATGGTGTATCAATAAATTTAGATTTTAATTTATTAAAATTTAATTTATTTGAATCAAATTTTTCATTATTTCTATAAAATAGATATATTCCAATCAATAAAAATAAAAGTAATATATATTTATTCATATATTAGTATATGAATAAATAATTTAAACACATGATATTATTACATGTAAAATGTCAAATATTACATCAGGATTACCTACATTAAATTCTACATCTCAATTAAATTTACCTTCAATGGAATCTAACTCAACATTTGTAAATGAATATATTGCATATATTGATGATGATGTTCCTGGAAATTATAATATTACATCAAATACTACAAATACATCAATTTATGCACCAATTTATGCACCAATTTATAATGAACATGCTGGATTTACTGGAACTCACGGTCCTTATTTATTAAATTATAATGAACATCCTGGATATTCAGGATATAATAATATTAATTATTTATCATCTGGATTGCAAGGAAATTCTAATTTTTTGCACACAGTACATAACTATATAACTGGACCCTATTGTAATAATACAATTATTAAAAATATTAAACATGTTGGATCAAGAAATATTCCAAAAAATTCTACAGATATTATTACATTTGAAGAAATTAATAATGAAGATATATTAATTGATTTTAATAGAGATTCAAATAAAACAGAATATGATTATAATGTATTTTATAAAGAATCAACATTAATTGAAATTCTTAAAAGTAAAAAAAATCAATTTACAATGAAAGATATTGATATATCTTCAATTGTTAAATATAGCGCAATAATAATATAAAATTATCTCCACCATTGTTTTTGATAATTAATTTTATTTAAAATTTTCTTATCAAAGTCATTCATAAATGCTTTAGGATTATAAACACGATCGGTATAATGAGTTAAAACTAAATCTTTATTATTACTTTGAGTTCCTGCAAATGGGCCAGTTAAAACGTGTTGATTGTTATATTTTTTATGAGAATATGTGCCTCTATTTCTATAATAAGTAGTTATTACATTCCATGTTAAAGGATTATGTGCAGAATGCCCTTCATCTTGTTTATTAAAATCAATTGGTGCTGAATACATATTATAAAAAATGATAATTTTTTATTAAATACATACTATAAAAATTGATAATTTTTTATTAAATACATATTATAAAAAATGATAATTTTTTATTAAATACATACTATAAAAATTGATAATTTTTTATTAAATATAATCTATATTTAATAAAAATGGAAACTAAAATACAAATTTACAATTTAGAAGAGTCTAATACTGAAATAATTAATAATTATATTGATAGTATTATATCTAATTATCAAGATCTTGGTATAAATCCATGTGTATCTATTTTATCTGATAAAAAATATAAATCTGGAAGACTAATATATATTATGTATTCTAGTAAATGTATGAAAAAATGTATTATAAATAAAAAACACGATATAGATTGTCAATGTAATAATATATTATATGAAAAATTTTACATAGATCAAAATCTTAATATAAGTTATTTAGATAATAAAAATAATAATATTCCTATATATATTAATGATTTATGTGATATAATAAATAAATTATATCCTATATTTTATTTATCAATATAAGTTTCTTTCAATAATTCTAACGAATCTCTTTTTGGAATAGTCCCGTTGGGCGTATAGGTATTCGCTATCAATGAATCTGAAAATGGAGATTCAATATCATATTGAAGTGAAGGTTTAACAATTGCCTCTTCATTACCAGGTTTAGGTGGTGTAATAATATTATGAATAGATAATTTTAACATGTTATATATTCTTGAAAAAAAATTAATTGTTATCTCTGAAGGGTCTGTTGATGTTAATATTTTTTTACTCATAACATATATATTTAAAAAATTTCCAATTTTTATTTTTCCTAACATAACCGTCAAAATAAAAATTTCCACTTTTTATTTATCCTAACATAACCGTCAAAATAAAAATTGAAAAAAAAATAATATCAATAATCTCTTATTGGGTTAGTCTTAGAATGTTATTATTATTAACTTCTACATTGCATTATCTTGCAATACTACCTCATGTAATTAAATACTATAATAATATACTACCACATTTTCATCGAGTTTATATAAATTTAATTATAATTTCAACCACAATTTCAATAATTTGGCATTATTACAATGAACCAAGAAATCTTTTATTATATATTGATTATTATTTTTCATTTTTATGGTTTATAGGTGATATGCTATGGGCATTAGATTTAAATAATATTACAATTGTTCTTTTGAATCTAGGAAGTTTCATTTTAAATATTAATATTAATTATAGTAATGATTATATATTGTATCACAGTATATGGCATGTAATTAATGCATGTAAATGTATATATGTATCATACATAATTAATACAAATTTGGTTTATTATGGAAAATATTAATGCTATCAATATATATATATAATGGAAAATGATAAATTAAAAAAAATAAGAATATTAGAAAAAAATTTAATTATATTTAAAAATGCAATGAATAATACATATCATAAAATGGAAATAACATTTGAAGCAGCGAAAAAACAATTATTAGACGAATATAATTATCGAAAAATACTAATAAAACAATTAGAAATATATAAATATGCAAAACGAGATGAAGATGAACATATTGGAAAAGATGATTATGAAAAATTTAGTAATAATACATTAAATGAAAAAAAAGAATTACTATTCAAATATCAAAATTATAATAAAATTACTAATAATTCTTTCTTGGAAAGTGCAAATAATGCAATATTAGATGAATTTAATTCTCATGAATTTGTAATAAATGGAATGTCTAAATTATTAGATGAAATATTAGATCTCGTTGGTGATAATGGTGAAAGTGTTAGAAATGAAGTAGAATCTATTTTAGAGTTTATTAAAGAACTTTAATGTGCTTTTACTTTACTAACAACAAAACCAGACCGTTTAGGTTGACATAATTCATTAATATCAAAAATATTTTTCTTTTTATCATCTTCTTTTTGATAGTTTTGTTCGTGAAATTCAATAAATCTAGAACTACCAATTGGAAATGGATCTTTTATATTTGCTTTATACCAAAAAATACGTTGATTTAAATCACGGATAGTACTACTATTATCAATAATCATTGTACCATAATCGTCCGTTAATTGATTAAATAATGTGTCAAAAAATTCATATCTTGGAAAAATACCTGCATAGTGTTCATATAGTTTTCTTCTATTACTAAAATTATCTTCACCTAAAAGCATTACGAAATTAAATTGTGATCGAATATTTGGAGGAATTGCCATTGAATATTGTAATACAAGACATAATGTAATTGCTCGGTGACGACCTTCACACATAATGGAAACAAATGAGGGATCATCAATCCATTCATTTTTTTTACTTTGTAAATCATCCATAATTAAAAAAACACGTGGATCAATTAATTCTTTTCCTTTTTTTTGTCTTTCTAAATTCTTCTTAAATATTCTATCTTGACGATCTAATAAATTTGCTAAAATTTCAGGTCTGAATTCATGATGTATAAAAGAAGATGGAAATACTGAATCATAAAATTTAGTAATTTTATCAGTAGGAGCAATAATAACTCCAGCAGGAATATCATTAATTACGCTCATCATATCACGTACAACCCAACTTTTACCTGATCCAGATTTTGCAATAATACAAATTCTAGGATTTAAAAATTTTCCGTCTTTGGCATGTCTTAATTTATTCATATCAAATTTATTTACAGGAACAATTTTACCATTAATTGATATTTCTTTCATAATATCAATAGATAGAAAAAATTATTAAAATGTCCCTATATCTGTTAACATTTCAGGTGAATCTGTTGATCCATGCGACATAGATATAAAATACGTACATGATACTAAAATTATAAATACATAAACAGTTCTTCGCATTAATGATGTAGTTTTTCTAGCATTAATATAACAATCAAAACGTTCAATTAAATAATAAATAAATGATCCTGTAATTGATAAAATCATAGGATTTTGTAAATAATTAATTATTTTATCCATATTATACATTTAAATTGGAAAAATATTTATGTCCTTTTTCTCTATTTAAATTATTTGTTTGTAATTTTATAGAGGGTTGAGGCATATCAGCATTAGATCTTTTTTGTTCTGATGAATCATCTTTTTCTTCTAATGGAGATAAATTATTTGTGTATTCTTCTATTAGATTATTTTTACTATTATCATAATATACAGATGATTCACTCATACTACCTGTTGGTTTAGATTTTACTTTACTATTTAAAAATACATTTTGATTTTTATTCATATTTTGTTTTATATCTTCTGTATTTATATCTAATATAGAATCTCTTAAAGTTTTTTCACTGAATTGTAGTATTTTACTATTATCTTTTATTAATGAAAATGGGTTTTTATACTCTTCTGATTTTACGGTTGTTGCTAATATTTCATGTAATTTTCTTGGAGAAGATGGTGTAACAAAATCAGTGTTATTTTTACCACCTCTAAAATTTTTATCAGAATGTAATAATTTTTTTAATTGTTCTGTTTCTGAATTTATATCTGTTGGGATTTTTGTATTTTTATTATCTAAATATGTTTTTATTGTAATTTGTAATGGTATCATTTTTCGAATAGCATTTTGTATACATAATTTAATATTTTCTAAAATTTCAGTTTGATGTCTTTTAATATCTAAATCGGTATTCTTATGATAAAATAAATAGGGAGAATTATAAAAATTACGCGCACATTCTATATATACTAAATGTAAAAATGATTTAAAATCATCTTGAATATTTAATTCTTTTAATAATTTTGCATCATATTCAATATTAGTATTTGTTAATACTACAATATTTGCTTTTATTACTGCTTTTAATAAATCTTCAATTGTTTTTCCTAATGTATTCATTCTAAGAATACGATTGTATTCTGATTCAATCATCATTGGATTCCAACTAGGAATTGCTTTTAATAAACGTTGAAAGTTAACTAATTCATCATTTGATGTAGACATTTTTCTAGCATCTTCATAAATAGATTGTAAACCTTCATATATTAATGGATACATTGAATTAACTAAATGTATTGTATATTCTTGTTTTGTCTCTATTAAAAAATTCATACTTTATTATATGAAAAAAACTAATTTGTTTAATCTTAATATTAATTTATTAAGATTAATTAATATATAACATTTCACATTAGTTAATGTATAGATTTATCTATGCATTTCACCTTAGTTAATGCATAGATTTATCTATGCATTTCACATTAGTTAATGTCTCTAGGCATTTCCGCCACGTGAACTCATAAAGTTAATTTCTTTTAATGTTAAACATCTGCATCCTTGTTGTTCATCGCCATCTCCTAAATGGTTTATATTTGATGGAAAATATGTAACATTATAATTTGGATCGGGATTATGTTCTTCTGTCATGTTAAATAAATTTCCACAGCATTTTTTACTAAATACAGGTTGATCCCATTCATCTTGATTTAATATATCTCCATCATAATTTTCTTTATTTTTAAAGTTATCCATGTTTATAAAAAATAAACAATAAAAAATAAATCCTATTATTAAAATTAAACATATTTGTGAAGCTTGCATAATAATATTAAATTATATTTTATTTTTAAATTTTCTCTTTTGGTCTTACTACTAGATATAATTTTTTTATTGTCCAATTTCCACTTATATCTTTTTTTCTTTTTATATAATCAATTGTAATTTCATTATTTGTATATTGTTCTATTAATTCTTTTATTTTTTTAGGTATTTTTGTATCTGTTATTATACTTTTATAAAACACTTCAGGAGTAATATTAAAAAAATGTTTTTCTGCACATTTATAATTTGCATATAACATTTTATGATACATTTCTTCTAAATTATATTTTTTAGGATGTAAATTATTTACTAAACTACGAATAATATAAAATCCTTCTGGTGCAACTATAATACTTCCCTGTGTCTTTCCTTCTTGATATGTTTGAATAAATGTCTCTATATCTGGTAAAGATGGTATTTCATAGACGATTCCAGATTTTGCTCTTGCACCTGGTACTGGTGTAGGTGGATGTGTATGATACATAAATTCAAAATCTTCTACGTCATCAGTAACAACTGGAAAATAAATTTCAGGATCTTTTCTATCAAATTCTTTTCGAGTAGTAATAATAATTCTTTCTAAACCATCTTTATCAAAATCTAATAAACCTCCGTGTTCAGAATATTTTAAATTTTTATTTGATTTTGAATATTTTTGTTGACTTCCATCGTGCATTAATGCATCTAATACAAATAAATCATTTTTATCAACAATAAATACTTTTGCTTTTCCTACTGATATATATTTTGATGCTATTTTTTTACTCATAATTGTATAAAATAAATTTTAATTTGTTAAAAATAGTAATACATTATATTAAATTAAAATTATTTTTCTTTCTTTTCTGTTGTATGTGTTTTATCAATTCTAATTATAGAATTTACATTCTTATTTGTTAATCCATAACTGTATAACTTTTGATGACTAGATTTACTTAAATTTAGTAATCTGCTAATATTATGTAAATCTCGTTGAGTTCTATTTTGAAATGATGATAATAATGTCTCAATATTCTTTTTATTAATATTTTTTAATGATGTTTTATTTAAATCAGAACTGAAATTAATTTTATAATTTTTAATTTCTTTATCTTCTCCTTCATTTAATACATAAGATACATGTGCACATGCAAGAAATCCATGAATTGGTTGAAAATCCCAATTTTGTTCAGAATATATTCTTGTTTCTACAATATCACTTTGAGATAAAATATCTGATATTTTTGCATATTTCATTTTCTTTCTCTCTGGTGTCATATTCTTTGATTCTAAGGCATGAAAGAAATTTTCATACATCATTAATGGTAATAATACTTTTTCAGATTTATAAAATCTCATAGATTCTTCAATAGATTTAAAACGATCCATTAAACTTTTGTTTGCACTAAATAGTCCAACTTCAACATTTTTTTTCATTGATATTGATATATAATTTTGTAAATTTGTTCGAGTAATTTTTCTAGACACTGGATTATCTAGAACAAATGTATAATATAAATCTTGAAGAATTATAATTAATCTTCTAATATCATATTGAGAATAATTTAAAATATCTTTTAATGTTTGAATTGAATCAAATTTTAAATTATATTTTTCTATAAATATTTTACTAATAATAATTAAATCATTTTCAGATGGCAATGGTATACGAATACTTTCCGAATCATGAAGACCAATTGTGGTAATTAATTTTGAATGATTTAAATTAGTTAAAAATATTATAGGCAAAAATTTCTTTTGAGCATTTTGAGTAAAAAATTCTAATATATTTCTTTTTTCACTAGGAGATGATATTAAATTTGCATCATTAATAATTAATATCATTTTTTCATTTAATCCAGTAATAAAATTAGAAAAGAAATCCCAAGATTTATCATTTTCTAAATATAACATGTGATATTTCCATTTTGATTTCTTAATACTATTTTTTACAATAGTACTTTTACCTGTACCAATTCCACCACTAATAATTAATCCAGTATAATCATTTGGAAAATGTTTTAACCATTTTTCAATTTGTGATTGGAATTTATCGTTAAGAGTAATACTCGCTTCTAAATTTTGTTCATACCAAATATTATTCATATTTAATATTGTATAATTAATAATTTAAGTGTAAATAATTAATTTATCAAATTTTATTTATATTTTAAATATGATAATATAATTAATTTGTACCGTAAAATAACTTTTGTTAAATTATTTTACGTTAGCGCCAAATACTAAAGTTACCCCCGAAGGGGGTTCTTAACTTTAGTATTTGACGGTACAACCAATTAAAATAAGATTTTTCCAATAATTAAAAATATCTAGTATATTTTTAATTATTAATAAATGTATTTAATTATAAAAAAAATGTATATATAATATATATACAATGAGTCGTTCACATGAATTTTCCGATATGAAAACACCTTCTTCCGTCAAATCTGAAGTAGATCGCTTAATCAGAGAAGGTAAATACCAATTAACTCCTTCTGAAGCCGTAAAACTTCGTGAAAAATTCAAAGATTCTTCTATGTTTGAACTCGTCATGGAACACCTTAACGAATCTCACCAAAAAATCTTAAATGTCGCCAAAAAATACTACAAATATGCCCAAACTCAATTATTAGGTGGTGTCAAAACTATTGACTATGTCTTAAAGCAAGCGGTACCCTTCGCCAAGAAAGTACCCCTCACTGATGCTGAAATTGATGCTTTCAGACGCTTAGTAGAAGACATGATTGAAGGCAAAATTCCTTCTGAATCATCTACTTACCGCCACGTATCTTCTGTAGGTTCTCTCTTCGGTGTATCTAGTGTAGAACAAGTAGAAAGCATGAAAGACAACCTTTCATCTGGTGACTTTGCCAAAATCCAAGACATTGTACGCTTAGAAAGCGTCAACAAACCCTTATACCAACAAATTGTATTACAATCTGTACAATACAACGATTGCGACCTCATCGCATTAACTGGTAAATTCGAAGTTGAACGCCACATCGCTCAACAACACGTTAACCCTTTAATTGCTGCCTTATACATTCCTAAATTCGATGTCTTAGAACGCACCACACTCCACGCCCACCTTGCGGGTGTAATTCGTGCGAGATACAACCGTGAACCTCTCTTAAACCAAGTAGACAAAGAATTATTCGAAAACATCATCTACACCAACAGACGTGAAGTATGCAGCATGAACCCCGCTGAAGATTTACACAGACGTGTCAAACTCCAATACGCTATCTGGGAAAATGTATTAGCTCTCCGTAACGGTCGCTACTACAACATGAACAGTGACCTTGGATCTACCCTTGATCAATGCCACTTAACCCATGTATCCCCCACCAACACTGTAGTTAACGACGAAGGTGCTTCTTTAAGACGTATCTTTGGTGCGTTCGGATTAAACACAATCCTCTTCAACCTCAAAGCTGCTCCTCAATTATTAAGCACAAACCTTCAACTTGCATCTTCTCTCTTCGTACCTACTACTCGCGAAGAAGAAAGATCCAGTTTAGACAGCATGATCACCATCGACATGTCTAACAGCAAAGAAAAACAAGGTGCTCCTTATGACTTTAACGATGCCATGAAACAACAATCATACTACCTTGACGAAAACGACAGATATGTATTAATCGACACTGAAGTCAAAGCGGTATACAGAATCATGGCGATCTATGTACCTCGTCGCAAAACATCTGTAGTCCAACGCCAACAAGTAGGACCCAACAGTATCATGTCTGCGGTCATGCAATTCAACCAACTCCCTCTCACTATCTCTGGCATGAGTGAAATCAACAACTACCCCGTAATTGCCCCTCCCGCCATCAAAGTAGGACCTTATTTACTCCGCAAACGCTCCGTATTAATCAATGAAGTAATCCCCTATTCTTCTCCCAGTGATGCCACCAATGTAGTTCAATTAGTAACATCTACATCTGCCATTGTCTACCCTGTAGATCAAGCACCTATCTACTACTACAACCCCTTAGGTGTAATTGGCACATTAAAAGATGGCAATGGACAAGTCGGTCGCCCTAACCCTGTAATGTCTATCAATGCGGTAGGTGACCAAAGTGGAAAAGACCTCAACGCCACATTCTTAGAATCTAGACAAGGTACCCTCTTCTTCTACCAAACATCTGATTAAATATTTAAAAATTAAAAATAATTATTATTATTTTTAATTTTATTGACGTGTATATTTTGATGGTTTTTTTTGTTCTTGATATTCTTCAGGTGACGCAGGTTGTGTTTCAGCTGTAACAACCATTGCATATTTATCATCACTATAAGGTAAAAAGTTTGTTGTTCCATATGCGGATGAAAATAAACCATTTGTTTCATTAGGAAATGAATTATCACTAATAACTGGTTTTTTGGCAAAAGGTGATAATAAACTGTTTCTAATATAATATGGATCATCTGGAAATGCAACAGATGAAGGTAACCATCCTGAAGGTGCCATAGATGCTATATAAGAAGGAGCATTTGGATTAGATACACTAGGAGATAATCCAGATGTATTAGATAAATCTAAATCATTAATATCTCCAGTAGTAGTCCAAGTATATTTCGCCGCCATATTAGGTAAAAATATGTTTTCATTCAATGCACTAGCAGGTGTTAATCCTGCAGTAGATCGTAAACGTCCACTGGATTGTGGTAATGTATTTATTTCTCTTGGTTTTTCAATATCTACTAAATATTTTAAATATACTTTCGCTTCATTAAGAATTTTAGGAACACAGAATTTAACTACATAATCATTTAATTCACTTAATTGTTCATTTAATAAATATCCTATATTTCTACTTTTATCCATATAAATTGTTTCCATAATCATACGTAAATCACGTTCATTTTGATAAGGTATTCTATATTGATTATTACTTGAAGCAAATACTTCATATCTTAATTTTTCTTGTATATATTTTACATTTTCAGTTGAAAAGAAGATTTGTTTTAATTTATTAACATTTACAACGGCCTGAGGTTCAAATTGATATGTTGATTTTTCAAAAAATTTTTCAGGATGATTATTAGTTAATAAAAAAATAGGTAAACCTGTATTCACGTCTAAATTACTATCCATGTGTTTATTATAGAAAAATATTATTATTTTTCTATAATTAATTTAATTTATAGTTAATTCATAGGTTTCTAATAAATCATTATCATTTAATCTTTGATTAGGTTTAGATGCTTGATCTAAAATAGTATTTAATTTTCGTAAATCTCCTAAATTATAAGGACGTTCTTTCAAATTATCAACAATATTTATATCTAACCCCGCTTTTTTATTAACAGTTAAGACTTTAAATAAATTTTCACCAGTTTTTTCTATAATAATACCCCAGCGTTTATTATCCATACATGCAACAATTTCACCTACATCAAAAGTATCTGATTCTACTAGATTTGGTAATTCAGTTTCTTTTAATGATGTTCCTACCCTATTATGTAAATATATTTTAAAATTTTCTATTAATGTATTCATTAATAAATTTTTTTCTTCGGTAGATTCTACTTCTTCTGTATCTTCTTTTAATTCTTCTTTTGATTTTTTATAATGTTTAATATTATTTTTAATCTTAATTAATATTCCTAATACTTTATCATCTGGTTTAATACCACCATTCAATGAATAATCTTTAGTAAAGACATTTGCATCAAATGCTTTTTCAAAATTATCTAATGTTCTTTTCTTATTTTTATTCATTAATTTAATTATTTTATTTTCATCTTTATCATTAATAATTAAATCATTAGAAAATGTTTTATATGTAATATCATCTAATTCTTCAACTTTAATATCTCCATATGTTAATCTAGTTTTTTCTTCTGCAGATTTCCATGAATCTGGTATAGTATCTTTTAATTCAGGAATTCTTGCATAATCAATACTTAATTCTTTTGTTTTATCTTCTAATGTTTTTTCATCATTATCATATACATCAGAAAATGCAGAATCTATCATTAAAAGATAACCATAATTTGGTATGTAAAAATCAATATTATTTATCCTGTATCTCCAATAACCTCTATTTGTTTCATCAAATTTTAAAGATTTAATAAATACATTTGATTCTAAATCAAAATTATAATATGATATACCAAATTTATACATACATAATAAACTTTGATATAATTGAAATAATACACTTGTCCATACTTCAGCACTATGAAATCCAGTATTAACCATTTTTTTTGCTAATCCATTATCTTCATATAGTCTAGATGACCAATTTATAATATTTTGTGATGGTGATTCAGTTAATGCAATAATACATTTATCAGATGGTTTATGAATATCTATATCAGCAACAAGTTTTTTAAGATCTTTAGTTGAATATTTTTGTAAACTCACTAAATATGATTCCATTTCTTGTTTGTATAATTTAGTTAATGCAAGTTTTTGCTCTTTTTCTTTTTTATGTATTATATCTCTACCACGCATTCTATTTATTTTTAAGAAATCTATTTCAGTATCACTTGTTATATAATATGCATATAATGCAGCAAAATTAGGTGATAATTTCGCTTTTAATATATCATCTCTTATTTTTTCATATACTGATATTTCTCTCCAGACTTCAAAACTTTTATATGGTAAATTTTTATATTTATTTACTAATGTTTCACCTGTAGTCATTTGATATATTCTAATATTTACTCCAATATTATTTTTTGCACAACCAACATTATATGATGCACGATCTACTCTGATAGGATAACATGAATTATATATGACTAATCTTTTAGGTAATAATCCATATGGACTATTTTTAATTTTATCTTGTTTAGATGGTTGTAAATCTAATATACGTAAATAACTTAATAAATTGAGTACTTCTGCAGATTTATCACTTATAAAATTAATATTTTCACCATCTGATTGTCTAATTAATACACTTCTAATATATTGATATATAATTAATCTTTCAGACATTGTTGTCATTGAATATTTTAACATTGATTCATCTCTACTAGGTAATATATCTTCTTTAAATTCTTTTACTTTAGATGGATTCGCAAATGTAACATTATATGTATTATGAGATAAAACTTGACCAGATGGTTGATTAAATTGTGATGGTATTGATTGAGATCCTGGTGCGCCATTATTAGGTATCATATAATTAATCATTTTAATTACATTATCTGGTGGTGCAGGTTTTAGTGGTTGATTCGCTTTAGGTAATAAATCGGGATTTATTTTTATTTCAAAGGCGGATGCATTTTGATTAATAGGTAGTCTTCTTCTGTCATTAGAATAATCATCTTCTTTTACTTGAATTTCTTCTTTTTCTTCTGGGGTCATATCTCTATTTTGTTTTATTTCTCTTGCAATATCAGGATTTGCATCTAAAAATCTCTCTGTTTTTATTCTTTTTCCTTCATTTGTTTCATTAGAAGAATTAGTACCCTTATAAATGGGTATTACTCTATCTGATCCACCTTTTTGATTTTTTATTTTATTTGATCCACCTTTTAATTTTTGAAAGTCAACTAAACTAGTATTTAATTTAGAATTTAAAATATTAGATAATCCAGATAAATCATCAATTGGATTTGGTAAAATAGTTGGTGAAATATTTGGTTTCATATTCAGTTGTGCAAGATCAGGAACGGGACCAGGAACGGGACCAGGAACGGGATTAGGATCGGGGATAACAGTTGTCATTACTGAAGATGTAGGTTGTAATGGAATATGTGGTTGTGCACTTTGTATATTTCCAGATTTACCAGGAGGAGGTGAAGGTGCTAATTTCCATGTACTTGGTTGAGATGATGTTCCAAAAGAATCCATTATACCAGTAGAAGGTCCTTCCGGTCCACCTAATAAACTACCTAATGAATTTGTTTCAATAACTTGTTTAGGTGGATTTACGTGAATAATGGGTGCTTGAGTTTTTGCTGTATTAATTTGATAAGTCGTATTTGGAATATTTGTCGGCGTTACTTCAAATTTATTTGGTCTATTAGAATATGTTTCCATTGTTAATGAGTGTTGAGCAGGTTGATTTTTTGTTTTATTAACATATTTTAAAGTTTCTTCTTCTGGTGTTTGATTATTTTCAGTATCTGTATTATTAGTCTTTTCCGTATCTTCATTATTTTCAACATTCATATTTAATATCTTTTCTACTTCACTTTTAGTCATTTCATATTTACTTCTTTTTGATCTAGATTTTTTAGATTTTTTACTTTTACCACCTGTTTGCAATTGATTATCTTCTGATTTATTAAAAAAAGGATCATTTATTAATATTTCACGAATACTACTAATATCTTTATCTAAATTTCGATCAATAAATTCATTAACATCTTTTGATAATTTTAATACTTGTAATGATGATAAAAATGTATTAACATCATACATTTTATTTTTTTCTTTTAATTTAGATTCAATAGAATTATTTTCAATTACTCCTGATATATTTGATTTCATAAAATTTGTTAATTTAATTTCACCAGATGATTTAAATGAAAAATCGATTGTATCTATTTTAAATTTTATTTCTTTTTCATTTGATTTATAGACCATAATTGTATCAATATTTAAATTATTATGTCTAAATGTAGGATACATTGATTGAATAATATATAATACGTGTAAGACTTGAAATATACTGTCTTTAAAATTATTAGATTCTTCTAAGTGTTCTTTTAATGTAATCATTTTAAAAAAATGTTCTCTTAAACTTACACTTACTGTACCAAAAACTTTAATTTTAGGATATTTTTTTAAAAAAATTTCTAAATCTTTTGTTGGTATATCAGCATTACAGATATTTAATAATATTCCACGTGTTTTTTTATGAATTACAAGATCACTTAATAAATAATTTATTATTTTATCAACATTTACATCGTTATTTGGATCAATTTCTTGGTCTTTATTATATTGTCTTATTAATATATCTAGATTAGGGGTATCTAAACGTTTAAATTTATATGCAAATTCATTATAACCTAAAAAAGATAAATTTGTATTAAATATTGTATTTATTAATTCTATTAATTGTTTTCCATTGTACATTTTTTTTATAATTGTTAAATCCGTTATGTAATTTGTAGATAATGGTTTGGATTCTATTACTTTAGATGGTATTTTTTGATATAAATGTTCATATATTAATCCTGATAAATAATTAATATCGTCTTGTTTACTCATAATTAAAATTAAGAAAATAAATAAAAATTTTCTTAATTATTTATTTAATAATTAAAAATGCATAAATTTAGTACCGTCAATATTTATCAGTATTTATTGATACATTATTGTGCGGGTAAATCACATATATTGATTAAATTATTTTCATCTAATTCAGTTATACCTTGGGGAATTAATTTTACATCAGTATTTATTACCATATTTGTAAGAGGATCAATTGCATCTTTTAATAGATTTTTATTATGCTCTTTACTACAATAATCACCTACAGGACATACAATTGTTACATCATTTTCTACTATTTTATATGCTGTAATAAATTTTTCATTATCTCCAATTTTACATGTGACTGAAAATTGTTCAGATGGTGATGGTTCACCTTGAGGGGGTTCACCTTGAGGGGGTTCACCTTGTGGGGGTTCACCTGATGATGGTTGACTTGGTGATGGATTATTAGATGTATTTGGTATTTCACATCTTGGATCTGTTGATCTCAAATTACGTAAATAATCTTTTAGATTATTTCTATTAACAACATTATCACAAAAACCAATTGGACATTGTAATGCTGCTCCATCATCTACTAATTGATATGTTTGTATAGTTCTATTATCAGGACACTTCATCGGTTGTAATTGTTGCTCTAAAGGTAAACTTAAATTATCTTTTACACATGTAACATTATTTTTGTTACCCGCTGCCATTTCATCTGCACATAGATCATCTATAAATGTATTTTCTCTATCAATCGCATCATAATCGTTAAATTCAGGATTTAAAGAATTATTAAAATATTGTAAAGATTTATTATTATCCATACATAATTGACTCATATTCATTTCTGTTGTACCATCAATTGTAGTTAATTTAATATCATTTGTAATTTGATTATCTATAATACTTGAAAGTAATTTTGATTGATTATTAACATTATTACACCATCCACCTAATGGGCATGGAATTATATCATTTGATGCATTTTTATATTTATATACAATTAATTTACTATTTGGTTTAATAGAATTACATGATATTTGTTTTATTTCAACTGTATTTTCAGATGGATCATTATTTCTAGAATATAGTAAATTATCGTATCCAATTGACATACATTTTTCATTTTTATTATCCCAACTTACAATTCTATCATAATTTACTTTTGAAAATATACTATTATTTGTTTAACAACTCATTCTTTATATATATATATATATAAAGAAAAATTAAAAATAACTACATATTTCTAATAATAATGCTTCTAGGTGAAGTGTTTGTCTCTTACCTTGATTAATTCTAATATCAAATTTAGAAAAAGTATTTATAATTTTATACTTTTTTTCTAATGTTATATTCTTTTTTAATAAATTATTTAATAAGTATATAATTAATTCATTCATGTCTATATTTGACATATAGATCTGATAATTTAATTCTCTTAATCGACTTAAATTTATTTTTTCACTTACTATTTCTTCAATTATTAAATCTGCAAATTTATTCCAATTTAACTCATTTTTAATATATATTTTATGAGTGTAGTATTCTAATAACCATATACCTTGTTTAATATCATTAGATGCATTTTTAGATAAATCATTCAACCTTCCAATGCTCACTTTTCTATTTTCCATTACTGATATATGAAATAATGTTTCAAATACATCATCTTCAGATGGATTTGGCAATGATATTAAACTACATCTACTTTTTAAAGGATCAATAATTCTATGAAGATTATAACAAATAAATATAAATTTACAATTTCCCATAAATTCTTCCATTGTTCTTCTTAATGCATTTTGTGCTTGTCTTGATAGTTTATCAATTGAATCAATAATAACTAATTTATAATTATAAGAGTTTTGTTCATTTGGAATAATAATTTGTGCAAAATTTTTAATAACATCTTGTAGAACGTATCGATCAAATGCTGAATTATTAGGTTTTACAATTATATGATATTGACTTTTTTCTAATAATACCTCATCCATTTTATTTCCATAAGTGTTAACTTCAAATAATGTTTTTTCTGTTTTAATATCACCGTACAATTCATTAATTAAACAATTAATTAATGTTCGTTTACCACTTCCATTTTTACCATGTATAATTAAATGTGTTAAATTATCTAAAAAATCTTTTTTAAATATTTTTTGATATATTTTATTATGAAATATAATATTATCTTTTGATTTTATTAAATATTTATCAATTAAAAACATTATGATATATATTATGTTTTGTTTATACTATAATTTAAAATTATTATTTTTCAATTTCTTTATAATATGAAATTGAAAAATTTATAAATTTTCGCATTTATAAGTATTAATACCGGTTGATCCAAGTGGATTTGGTGGTAATACTTTACACTTCCATCCTGCACCTGTTACATCATCTTCTACTAATGCATATGATACTTGTTGATTACAAAGTGCATTTATTGCACTTGTTGCAGTAGATAAATCTTCTTCGTCTAATGATAATGTAGAACATTGATTTACTGGAATGCCAATTGCATCAGCACCTGGATTATTTGCTGCTTTATCTTTATATACCCACATTAAAACATTTGTTTTATCTCCACATGATACATTTTCTTTACTAATGGCTAATCCATCTTCACCAATAAAATCTCTATATGTATCAAATTCTTTTTCATTATTTGCAGTAACGCTTACATTTACTTTATCTGTAAATGCACTTAATGTACATTTAGATTCTGTATTCTGACTACAGATAGTAGGATCTTTTGAATAATTATTTATTAATCCTTTTATATTATCATACATTAAACAATTATATCCACCACCTTCTTCTGGATTATTTATACTCGCTTCTGGATTATTTAAAAATGAATTAATAGTGGATGCAGGATCAACACTTCCTATACTTAATTGTGATAATTTAGAATTTGGTATTGTTTGACCATATTGAAGAGGGGGAATTGGTGGGTTTGCACTAGCATCGCCTTCTGTAATAAAACTAACGACTGTTTGTAAATTTGCTCCAACAGGCATATATTCTGTATATATATTATATATATTTTTTTTATATATAAAGAATTTATTTATTAATTATTATATTGAAAATAAATGAATAACTATATTATTATCTTTATTTAATAATTTTAATTCGTCACATACTTGAGATAATGATTTATTATGTATTTCTTTTTCATAATAATCATATTTAATATCTTGATTTGAATCTATCATAATAACATCACCATTATTTTCATATTGATCATCTAATTTATACATTTTTACTTTTTCTAAAAAAAATACATCATTTTTATATAAATTATTTTTTATTTTATGATTAAAATATTTGTGTGCATATTTATTTATAATATTTTCTTTATTTATTAAATACACTTTTATTGATGAATCTATTAATTTATTTTGTGATTGAAATTTACCAAAAATTAAATAATGCATAATATTAATATATAAATCTATATATTAATATTATATTAAACATAATTTATATAAAAAATATATTTATATATTTTCTATTTTTTACGGTATCT